ATAATACTGGAACCACATTCCACAGTACTTATACATTTCCAACTACTGACGGTTCAGGGGGTCAGACATTACAAACTGATGGTGCTGGTACAGTATCATGGGCAAATGCAAATCCATATATTGGTGGTATGTTTGCGCAAACTGCTGATAGTGCAACAGTGTCGGCCACAACAACACCAACAACAATTATTGGTTCGGGTGTCGGTGATTTGAAACTCCCACTTAATACTCTACAAGTAGGGGATACATTTCATCTTAAGTGTGGAGGACTTTTAAAAAGTATTGAGGTTTCAGGTTTAACCTTTAACCTTTCAGGTGCATCAACATTATTAGATACTGGAATCATTGGTAACAACGGAATGAGTGGCACATCAATTGATAGGGCATGGGAATTAGAACTTGATTTAACAATAAGGTCAACTGGTGCCAGCGGTACTGTTATAGTTGTTGGTGAATTTAATTGGTCGGGATATTTACTACCTAGTGGAGCTGGAGTTAGTACAAGTCGTTGGAATTTTCATCAAAGCTCATCAATAGATACCACCGTTAATAATACATTAGACTTAACTGTAGAATTGGGAGACCTTACTTCAGCAATATATTCTCAGTTAACTTATCTTAATAAAGTTTATTAGTCTTTAATTAGTTTACATATATAAATTATCGTTTATTATTTAATAAAAAATAATGGACGAAAAATATTCAATTTTCCATATCGAAGGTGGTTTAGGTAAGCATGTTGCCGCCACGTCTATAGCTAAGTGTATTAAAAATAACCACCAAGACAGAAAGTTAATAATAGTTTGTGGTTACCCAGAAGTTTTCCTAAATTTGACCTGTGTTGATAGAGTTTACAGGATTGGCACAACACCTTATTTTTATGATGACTACATTCATAATCGAGACTCGATAATTTTTAAACACGAACCTTATTTCACAACGGAACACATACATAAAAAGTTACCATTAATCGAGAACTGGTGTAAATTATATAACCTAGAATATAATGGTGAACAACCCGAATTAAAATTTAATTTAAGGCAACGTCAGATTGCTTACAATAAATGGAATAGGGATAAACCAATTATGGTTATACACACCAATGGTGGTCCAATGACTGAGCAACCACATCCATTTTCTTGGACTAGAGATATGCCTATGGATTTGGCTCAAGAAATTGTTAATGGATATTCACAAGATTACCATATAATTCAAGTATGTAGAGATAAGTCAATGGTATTAATTTCTTATATGGGGAATGATGTTGAGGTGGTTTCAGATACAATGTCAAACATGGAACTATTTTCACTATTAACGCTTTCTGAAAAACGTTTGTTGATTGACTCATCATTACAACACGCTGCCGCAGCAATGGGGCTACCATCAACAGTTATTTGGGTTGGTACCGACCCAAAAGTATTCGGTTATAACATACATAGTAATATAAAGGCTAACTTATCTGATGACGACATGAAGTTACCAGAAAGTTACTTATTTGATTATAGTTTTAATGGTGTAACACATGAATGCCCATTATTTGGTGAGGTTCCAATGTTTGATATTAATGATATAACAGATTCACTTAAGTGAATGATTTAAAATCTAGGTTTATTAAACTTTTGATTATCATTGATTTTTATTTTTATCTAACATATTTACTATTGTAAAAGATATTAGTTAATATGGCAAAAAGATATAGTAATTTACGAGTTTTTGGTAGTGTTAGTGGTAGCAGTATCGCTGTTAGTAACGAATTTATACTACCAACATCCGATGGTTCAACGAACCAAGTTATGCAAACTGATGGGTCTGGAAACGTGTCTTGGGCTACAGTTTCTGGTGGTGGTGGGAATGCTGTTATAACTTCAGGTACAAATACTACTGATACCGTAAGAATCAATTTGTCAAACGTAGCATCAGGTAACTGTTCAACAGTTTCTGGTGGTTTTGGTAATACGGCATCTGCCACTGCTTCCACAATTGGTGGTGGTAAGGGTAATAACGCATCAGGTCATGGTTCAACAATAGCTGGTGGGTATGGGCATACAGCATCAGGTACCTGTTCAACAATAGGTGGTGGGTCTTCGAATAATGTATATGGTTGTAATTCGTTTATTGGTGGTGGTGCTGGGAATACTGCATCGGGCTCCCGTTCAACTATTGGTGGTGGTTGTGATAATACTGCTTCAAACAGTCATTCGACAATAGCTGGTGGGCATGGGCATACAGCATCAGGTACCTGTTCAACAATAGGTGGTGGGTCTTGTAATTGTGCATCTGGTGATTATTCTACAGTTGGTGGTGGTGGTTGTAATAACGCAATTGGTGCCTGTTCAACAATCGGTGGTGGTGGAAACAATAAGGGTGGTAATATTAATAATACCGCAATTGGTGACACTTCCACAATTGGTGGGGGTGGTTGTAATAACGCATCAGGTCATTTTTCAACAATCGGTGGTGGGTATGGGCATACAGCATCAGGTACCTGTTCAACAATAGGTGGTGGGTCTTCGAATATTGTATATGGTTGTAATTCAACAATCGGTGGTGGTAGTGAGAATGTCGTAGGTTTTGAATATTCAACGATTGGTGGTGGTAGTAATAACGCAAATTGTGGTACGTGTTCAGTAATCGCTGGTGGTTCTGACAATGTAATAGTTTGTAATTTTTCCACTATTGGTGGTGGGTATTATAACGGAGCGTGTGCGCCAGTTTCCACAATCGCAGGTGGTGGGCATAATAATATTTTAGCCCTAACCTCAACCATCGGCGGTGGGTATGGTAACTGTGTTGATTCTAGCGGGAACTGTTCCACTATTGGTGGTGGGTATATTAACTTAATAACAAGTCCGTGTTCTACAATCGGTGGTGGTAGTAATAACACCGTAGAGGGTAATAGTTCGTTTATTGGTGGTGGTAAGGATAATACAAATTGTGGTACATGTTCAGTAATCGGTGGTGGTAGTGGGAATACAATTGCTAATGGTGTGGTTAGTTCTGGTATTCTAGGTGGTAGTGGTAACTGTATAAGCGGGACAACAATTCAATCTTTTATAGTTGGTTCAAATATAACTGCTGATATGGCGGGAACCACATTCGTTAATTGCTTATCAATAAAAAATATACCAACATCACCAACTGGACTTTGTTCTGGTATGATTTATTCTAGTGGTGGGACTTTAACAATCGTACCATGATTTTTAATATAAATAAAAATTCAACTTTACCAGTACTTAATCTTGAGTTAATTCAAGATGGTCGGTATGACCACTCAGATTTCTATAATAAATTAGAGAATTCAAACATTTATTTTACAATGTCTGATATTGAAACTGGGGTTAAAAAAATAGGTAAAAAGTTAACCGACCCATTATTAAAAGAAGAATGTTATGACTGTGAAGATTGTTTAGGTGAGGAATATTATCTTTCTTATAAATTTACTGAACGGGACACTAGTAAAGGTGGTACATATGTGGGTAAATTTAGTATTGAGTTTTTAGATGGTTCGGGTACTCTTATTGTACCAATACAAGAAGAGCTGATTATCAATGTGATAGACGGTTATATCAAGAAGTAGTTGCAAGTTAAATATTTTTAGTGTATATTTACCGCGACCATAGGTCTATGGTCTATGAGTTATACGAAATATACTAACTAAAAAATTAATTTATGTCCGAAATCAATTCTGAAGTAATTGAACAATTCATCGCTGGTAGGGATGACCAGAAGTATATAGTCGCGATAGAGGCGCCTAATAACCAAAATAAAGCTTATCTTATAATTAACGACCCAGAGACTGGTAAGCGTGTTGAAACGCACACGTATAAACCATTTATGTGGATTAAAGAGGTCGTTGGTAAAACTTTATATGGTGGTAATAGAGGTAAGTTGCGTGAGGCAATGCTTAAGTATGGTATTAAGATTGATAAATTAAAGACTGATAACTCTGAAGGTGTCATTCCAGAAAGGATGGGTCGTGGGTTCAAGTATCTTGCAACATGTAGTAAAACACCAAATGACCTTATAACATTTCTTAAGCGAGGTGGTGTAGACCCATTTAAGAAAGAAAATATGCGGTTGATTATGAGACTTCAACCAGCTGAGCAGTTTTTGATTCAGACTGGGAAACGTATGTTCAAAGGTATGAATGATTATGATGACCTACATAGGTTTCAATTTGACCTTGAGACTGAGGGTTTAGACCCAGAGGTCAACGGAATATTTCAAATAGGTTTAAGAGATAATAAAGGTTTCGAATTAGTATTGGAGACTATTGGTGACACACAGCAAGAGAGAAGGGATTGTGAAAGACTTAACATAGTAACCTTCGCCAATGAAGTTATGAGGATAAAACCAGATATAATTGCTGGTTATAACTCTGAAAACTTTGATTGGAACTTCTTTGATGTTAGATGTAAGCGTCTAGGTCTTGATTTTAGTAAGTTGATATTGGGTTTTGATGGTAAGACAAACTTAAAACGGGTTGAAAACTCAACACTTAAATTAGGTAATGAGACCGAAAGATATACTCAAACAACGTTGTGGGGTACAAATATATTGGATACATCACACGCAGTAAGGAGGGCACAGGCAATTAATTCTGATATGAAGAGTTGGGGTCTTAAGTATATTACACAATTCTCAAAGATTAATAAGAAGAATCGTGTATACGTTGATGGTGATAAGTTACACACAACATGGGCTGATTCTCGTGATTATTGGTTTAATGATGAAAATGGTTCTTGGGGACTATTGGAGGGTTCTAAATACATAAACGAATTACCAGAACAATTAAAGATAGTTAAAGGTGATTATATTGTTCAGAGATACCTTTTAGATGACCTTTGGGAAACTGATAAGGTTGATGCGATATATAACCAAGCGTCTTTCCTATTAGCTAAATTACTACCAACACCATACATGCGAAGTTCGACAATGGGTACTGCTGGTCAATGGACTTTAATACTCTTAGCTTGGTCATATGAAAATGGTTTGGGTGTTCCAGACCACGAATCAAAAAGAGATTTTACTGGTGGATTATCTCAACTATTAGAAACTGGTTTTGCTGAGAATGTCGCAAAACTTGACTATGCGGCACTTTATCCTAAGACAACACTAACTTATGATATATTCCCATCATTAGATATTAGTGGTGTTATGAAGGGTTTATTAACTTATGTTGTTGACACTCGTGATGAATTTAAGTTTCTCACTGGTAAACATAAGGGTACTGTTAAAGCGCTTAAAAATAAACTTTCAAGTACTGATACAAACAGTACTGATTATAAAAACCTTGAGGCTGACATTGTTAAACATGATAAGTTAGGTTCTGATGCTGATAAGAAACAATTACCACTTAAGATACTAGCCAATTCATTCTATGGTTCGTTTGGTGCTCCGTATATATTTCCATGGGGAGATATTATGTGTGCTGAGAAAATTACATGTATGTCCAGACAGAACTTAAGGTTATTGGTTCGAGTATTTAAGGAAAAATATGGTCTGAGACCACTTGTTATGGATACTGATGGTGTTAACTTCGCATTACCAAAACATATTAATGAAATTAAATATGTCGCAAAAGGTGACCATTGGAAAACAAAGGGTGATGCTGGTGTTGAACTAGTAGGTCTAGATGCTTGTGTATCATATTTTAATGAGACATATATGGAGAAGTGGATGGGGTTAGATGTTGATGATGTTTGTACATCAACAATCAATTTCAAAAGAAAGAATTATGCTAACCTAATAGATGGTAAGGTTAAACTAGTTGGTAACTCTATTAAGTCAAAGAAGATGTCGACTTATATTGAAGAGTTTTTAGATAAGGGTATAAGACTTCTTTTAGCTGGTAATGGTTATGAGTTTATTGAACATTATAATGAGTATGTTGATATGATTTATAACTATAGAATACCTTTGGTTAAAATAGCGTCAAAAGCTAAGGTTAAAGAAAGTGTTAATGAGTATCTTAGGGCTTGCAAAACGAAAACCAAATCTGGAAGTTTTAAAGCTAGGAAAGCGCACATGGAGTTGGTTTTGGAACATGATTTAACACCAAACCTTGGGGACATGATATATTATGTTAATACTGGTGAATCCAAATCAAAGGGTGATGTAACGGTTGTACCAGATAAGAATACTGGTAATAGAACTGTTACACTTAATTGTAAATTAATACCTGAAGAGCAGATTGAGGGTAACCCTGAACTTACAACCGATGAGTATAACGCACCAAGATACCTTAACGCACTTAATAAGAGAATAACACCACTATTAGTTTGTTTCGATGAGGAGATTAGAGATAAGATACTAATTGATATGGTTAAGGATAAGCAGACCAAAAAGTATGTACTTACAGAAAAAAACCTGTTTACTAATAATCAATGTAATCTAGTGGCTGGTTACCCTTTAAACCCAAGTGACCAAGATTCATATGACGAACTTATGGAGATGGAGGATAAGGAGATAAAGTTTTGGGTTGCCGCTAATGAGATACCAAATCATGTGGCATCAGAAGAGTGGAAATTGATTAAGGTTGATTACGATAAAAGAATAAAAGAAGAACGTGAAACCAAATTAACTGAAGAGCGAAATAAGATAATCGATATAGTTAAGAGGTTAGAGATTAGTGAGTTAGAGTTTATTAAATCAGATGGTACAATACCAGATAGTATATTAGTTTTCGCTGATATAGATTCAGAATCCTTAACATTTGTTTCTAAAGAGTATCGTGAACCAATTATTGGTTTGGATATACTTTTTGCTTATGAGGATTTATCTAGATTAAGGAATGATTTTTATCGTAGACTTTTCCCAGTGGGTGTTACTGATATCTATGGTGAGTGGTTAAAGTTTACTGAAAAAATAAAGGAGACAACAATTAAAGCGGAGTTAACAACTGATAATTGTGAGTATTGGATTAATAAGGTTTGTGATGTTGGTTATGATAACTTTATTAATATGTCTATTGGTGATATTACCGATATTTGGGTAGCGGTTTTAAGTGGTTCAACCATATCAAACACCACTGAGGATGAGTTTGATGAGGAACATGCAACGGATATGGTGTTAAATCATATGGTAGAATCTTTAGAAGAAGATGACATGTCTTTAAATGGAGACGATATTATGTCTATGGTTAGGAATGAAATGAGTAATATTTCAGAATCAGAGATTCTTTAATAAACCCAAAAACCTAAAGGTTTATACTTTAAAGATTTATTTAAGAACTCAGCTTCATTAGCTCCTCGTTCTAGTTGGCTAGTCGAGGATAATCTAAGTAGCCTCTCGTCAAGTCTATCTAGTATAACTTTACGCTCATCATTACCTTCACTAATAAGTGTTTCGTAATCTAAAGTTCTTTCAGCTTCTGGTGGTCCTACAACACCACCGAACTTGCCTCTAGTTCTACCTAAAGCTCTTTTAGATTCAGCAAAGAATAATTGACGTATCAATGTTTTTGTTGGTTCATTGAATTTCTCGTATTCCAACTTAGCTAGTGGAACGTCATTAGGCATTAAAATAATATCAGGATTCTGTAATCTACAATCTTCTAGATTTTCTGGTGTTGTATCATAATAGTGATACCATACTTGACAACCAGTCATATTAAGACTACCACCAGCCCCACCACCGATGCCATGACCGAAAGATAGTTTAGAACCTGGTGTTGACATCAAGTGTAGTAATCTTGTACCATTAGGTCCAGCGGTAATTTTATATACCATCTCACTTCTAAGTATTCGATTTTTAAGATTAAAGTCTGATGCTGTTAAAAGAATATCGTATGCTGGTGCAATATAATAACCACCAGTACCACCAGCACCAGCAGCGTTAGCACCACCAGATGAACCTAATTGACCATACCCACCACCAAAACCATAATCTAGACCAGAGTAATTGGCAAATAGCGCCATATCGGTTGTAGGTGGTGTTATCCATAAAACCTCATTGATTTCTCTACCAGCTGGTATTTGGTATACTTGTTTACCACCCTCTAACTCAACGTAATCCTTTTTTAATTCCCATGGACCTCTGGATTGTAAACCTACTTGTTTTGAGTAAGCGTAAGTATAAGATGTCATGAAATCTAAAGACCTTACACTTAGGGCGAATGACATATCAATAGTATCAACATTTGAACCTAACAATGATTGCCATTGGTGTTCAATCAACCACTCTTGGACGTATTGGGAATAATCTTCAATAGCAATTTCCAATAATGTACATAATTGCTCATCTGTAAGTTCGATGTTACGTATGGGCGCACCCATAGTGTGTCTGAACCTTTCAAATAGCTTTTCTTTTTCCGCGTTTGATACTGCCATCTTATATTCGTTTATTATAAATATAAGGAATATCAGTAATCGTTATTCGTTCAGTAGTTTTTTAATTATGTTTAGACCTTCTTCAATTGTCATAAATGATTTTTCGGGTATAAGTATTTTCTTATTGACGATTACAATAGGTACGCTATCGGCACCACTTTTTTCAACAATACTATTAAATTCGAATTTATACCTTTCATCATTAATATCGATTTCTTTAAACTCAATATCGTTTTCTTCTAGCAGACCCTTAAGTTTATCACAAAATGGGCAACCATTCATTTTATATAATCTAACCATAATTATTCTATTATATCATTTATTATTTCATCAATATTATCATCGTTTTTACCGATAATTTGATTTATTACGTTTTTCTTATGTTTCAATGTATACCACATTCTAGTGCTGATTGTATCATCAAATAGTTGGTAGTATACCGATACATTATTCTTCTGTCCGATACGATAACTTCTATCCTCAGCTTGTTCATTATTACCAGGTACCCAATCAAATGAATTGAACACAACGGTATCTGCCGCAGTTAACGTTATACCAACACCTGCCGACATAATGTTACCTATAAATACCTTTTTATTTGGGTTATTTTGGAATTCATCTACCGAATGTTGTTTATCGTTACTACTCATTGACCCATTATGTACAACACATTTATTACCATAATGCTCTTGTAAGTCTAATAATTCATCGTTGAAGGTTGTGAAAATTATAACTTTCTTATCTTCTTCAATCGCATTATCAACTAACTCTATCGTGTTCGGCATAGCTTTCATAGCAATAAATTGTCTAAGTAATATCAACTCAACTAAGTCTCGTTGTGGGCTACCACGTTTTTTCTGTTCTTTTCTTTTAATAAGGTATTCTTCCCATAGGTTATCATACTCAACCCATTCCTTTGACGATAGCTGATTAAATACTGGTATTATCGTTTTATCTGGCATATCCAGAACCTCTTCTTTCATTCGCCTTAGTACCTTATTTTTTATCCTTATTGATAATTCACCTAGGTTTGAATTGCCGTCAACAAGCCATATATTTTTAATCTTACCATTCTTCAATCGTTTCTTAAAATTCTTAGCATCACAATACCTCTTAACATAGAATTGCCAGTTATCAGCTAGTGGGTGTCCAATAATTTTAAGTAAGTTATATAGGTCTTTGGGTCTATTTGCCACTGGAGTACCAGTTAGTAACCAAACGTTCTCAAAGTCAGTTTTTTTAACCAAATCAGTTACTATTGAACCCCTTATACTTTTATGGTTTTTTAAGTAATGTGCCTCGTCAACTATTAACGTATCAAATTTTTCATCAAGAATTTGTGTTAATTCCTCAATTGGTTTTTCACCCCTTTTCTTAACGGTATGAAAGTTTTTTAGTATATCGTAATTAATTATGGTGTATTTGGCTGGTTTCCATTTTCTACCTTGGATTATCGATGTGTCGTACTCACCAAACATATTAATTTCACGTTCCCAATTTATCTTTGTTGAGGATGGGCAAATTATTAACACCTTTTTTGATTCGGTGGCTAATGTAGATACAACAGCTTGTATCGTTTTCCCAAGACCCATATCGTCAGCTAAAATAGCTTTTTTTCTAGATAATAAGAACTTAATACCCTCTTTTTGATGTTCGTATGGGGTTCTACCCATTAAATCTTTTTGAGTGTATTTATCAAAATCAACATCAATATCTACTGGTGTATAGTATGGGTCTTCCATAACTTGTGTCTTTGGAATCCAGTACATTTCGTTCTGTTTTTGGTTTTGTTTTAATTTGCCAAAGACATGAAAAGATTTTTCATTCTCACCCAAAACAAACCCAATGTATATCTTTGTTGGTGTAAAAGATAATTCGTATTTCTTTTCAAATTCCTCACCAAGATATTCACTTATACCAATAACCCTGTCAACTTTATGTGGTTCAAACTCAAAGTTTGATATTATATATTCTTCCTGTGTTGTTGTCAGTGGTAATTTACCATTCTTAACTAACTCATTTTTAAGTTTTTTAAGATATGGATTTTTACCATCGTAACCCCTTAGTTTATTGAGGGCCGTGAAGCCCTTTATATTTTCAATTTTAATCATAATAGTATATAATTATAAGTATAACTAAGTTAAAAATCAATGTTTAGTGATTAATAACTCTTCGTTTGATATTTATATAAAAAGATATGCCAAAACCTAAGATTGTACCAATAACTAGAAACTATAAGTTTTTTTCTCAAGAGGATTATGAATTAGAAATCCAAATGGGTAGGGAAGCGATTGAGGGTGATGGTAACTTCACGATTATATTATATCGTGTTGATAGAGAAATGACACCATCAGATATTTATAATGAGGCTAGAATGAATGAGGTTGCATATAAACCACCAGTTGAGCTTAAGGTTATGCCACTATTGAATGAACCAGAAAATAAAACGTTTAATAGTAATAGTGGTGGTCTTAGGGATTTACAGGATGGTCAACTAATATTTTACATTTACCAATCACAATTGGCTGATTTGGGTGTTGAAATATCATATGGTGATTACATAGGATACCCTGTTACTGAAAATGAGGTGAGGTTTTTTAGTGTTGTTAATGATGGTGTTAAAAATTATGATAACAAACATACAATAATGGGTTATAAGGGTGCATATAGAACAGTGACATGCGCACCTGTAGATTATAATGAATTTACTAGCGAATAATGGCACTCCCTAAAGGATTTAGAAATAATATAAGATTAACATCACCAAACGTTGGTGTTCAAAGACGTCAGGATTTATTGGATAATATCGCTGATGACGGTACTTTTTTACCTAGAGGTGTTCATTATCAAGATATGGATGAAACATTCATCAATTTTGTTAATAAAGAGCTTAGGATTGAAATCGATGGTGAAGAGGTACCAGTTCTATTTTTAACACTTCAAAGATATTCTGAATTTACAAAAACGTGGAAGTTTACAGATGAGTATAAAAACATAAAGATACCATTTGTAACAATTGTTAGAAAACCCGACCCACAGGTTGGTACTAACCAAGCTGGGTTGTATAATGTACCTGGTAGACCAACGTTTACTTACTATAAAGTTCCAACTAATGATGGTGCTAGAGTTGGTGTAGACCTTTATAAGATTCCACAACCAACATCGGTTGATATAACCTATGAGGTTAGGATGTTTACAAACAAAATGTCTGATTTGAATCTACTAAATGAGAAGGTTCAAAAGAAGTTTCAGTCTAGACAGGCTTATATTTGGCCAAAGGGTCACCCGATGCCAGTTACTTTAGAGAGTATTGGTGACGAATCTAATATTGACGACTTTGAGAATAGACGGTTCTATGTTCAGCCGTTTGAAATGTTACTAGCTGGTTATATTCTTGATGAAGAGGACTTTGAGATAATGCCAACAATTAATAGGGCTATGGTGATGAGTGAGCTTATTGTCGGTGATGGTGTAACTACACCAGTAACTGATGGTACAAATTCACCTGGTTGTGTTGTCGCTGCGCAAGGTAGTAATATTATTAAAAATACTGCTGGTACACTATTGTCTGTTGTTGAGTGTGGTAGTAACTACGTTGTTGGTAATTCACTAGTTTTTAACTCTGGTAGTACTTACAGTCAAATAATACCAGCAACAACTAACCTTGAATTACCTAACGTTGTTAATATTGATAGTGATGGTAGTTCCGTTTTAACACCAGCGATGGTTGGTTTTACCGCCACTACATGTGACCCAGTTACAATTATAAACTCTGGAGCAACATATACCGCTACCGCAGCAGCTGGAACCACTTTTGAATTACCTAATCAAGTTATTGATATTGAAAACGAGACTGGTGGTACTATTAACACTATAACATTCCCAGTTTATAGTGACCCAACAATTGACCTAACAGCATATTGTCAATCTGTAATTGTTAATAATTCTGGGGGTACATTTAACCAAACTATAGAACCTGGTAGTGCATATACATTACCTAATGTAACTAATATTGATAGTGATGGGAGTCCCGTTTTAACACCAGCGATGGTTGGTTTTACAGCAACAACATCTAACCTAGTAGACCCATCTTCTTTTAGTGATGCAAAAGCATTATTTCTTGGAGACAGGGGATTAACTTTTGTAGACGGTGAATTAGATAGTTGGGATAATCAAGGAACGGCTGGAACAAATGCATCAGCCCTGTATACAACAAACCGAATTGGTGTTAGTTCAGCGTTAGGAATTGCTAATTTTCGTAACTTTCAACCGTGGGGTAAAACCTATTTTGCATCATATGGGCACACAGCTACGGCTATATCAACTTATACGTTTGAAGGTATTTCTACTCTTTGGAAGGCTTGGAACCCTGGAGTATACATTCCATCTTTAGGTAATGTAAATTCTTCAAGCTATGCAGCTTGTCTTTTTCTAGGTTTTGCTGGGCTTAAAGTAACAATAAAAACTGCAAGTGTATATCAAGATACTATTTGGTCAGTAGTTAATATGGGTATTAATTATGGTGAACCATTTGCATGGACGTTAGTGTATGATGGCTCACAAGCGGTAAACGCTGACAGATTAAAATTATATGTAAACGGAGTTCTGAAATCTCAATCTACGACTCCAACAATTCCATCTACGGTAGACCCCGATGGGTCTGTGGAAATTTTATCAAGCACTACAGCTCGCTCATCTTATGCTGAAATAGGCGGATACCTTGCCTATTGGGAGAGAGCATTAAGTGGTATTGAGATAGCCGACAATCAAACTTGGAAAGAACAAATCTGGGCGGTAGCCCCTTAATCAGATAAAAATGGAACAAGTAGTACTTAATAATCTTGCAGATTTTAATCAAGCTAAAACACTAATTGAAGAGTATAACGATTCATTACCTAAAGTGGTGACTCATGGGGACAGCAAACCCCCTTACCCTACACCTGACTTAGACAAGCCCTATACGGAATATTTAGAGGAGACTTTGACTATTTACGCTGATGAGGTAGTTATTGAGATATTGGACGAAAACGAAATACCTTATACTGTAGAAGGTGATGAAAATCATTAAGCATTTTAAATTAAACACCTTTATATAGATTTATATATTTAATAATAGATGGCAATTAAAATAATATCAACCACATGTCCAGAAGCTAATATAACTAACTCTGGGTCAACATATACTACTTCAACCGATGCTGGTAGCACATTTCAATTACCTAACGTAACTAATATTGATAGTGATGGTAGTTCTGTTTTAACACCAGCGATGGTTGGTTTTACCGCTAGTACTGCTGCGGGTACGGTTGTTCTAACCGTGAGCGATGCAAGTCCCAATTTTGGGGATACGGTCACTCTGACGGTAACTCCAACAGGAATAACACCTTCAAGTTATAGGTTTTGGATTCCGCAACAAGACAACACCTACAGAATAGTCACTCAAGCAACAAACACTTATTCGTGGAAAGTTGACATTTATGGCTCTTGGACGGTTCTGGGTGGCGCAAATACATTGAGCGCGTCAGCCTATGACATTGATGGTGTGGACATCATGTCCCGTCATGTGGCAGCACCCTACGTCAGACCTTCAGATTGGATGACGATTCCTTCAATTAATGTCGGAGGGGGTGAGGAAGTTTCTTATTGTTTAATGCAAGTTTTTGACACCTCTCAAAATTATATGGCGGTCACTTGTGAGGGGGATTTCACGGTTGATTGGGGAGATGGTTCAACACCCGTGGATTACACAAGTGCAACAAAGGCTGAAAAGTCTATTGCTTATGCGGACGTTTCAAATCTATCGACAAGAGGCTATCGACAAGCACTCATCAAAATCACTCCGCAGTCAGGGCAGAATTTAACAAAAGTAGACTACGCTGTTCGCCATACGAATGAGACAACGGCTAACATCAGTTCTCAAATCATCGAAATTGACCAACACTTGCCAAACGCGACAACATTCAAGATTTATTCAACTCTGCGGCATCACTACTATCTTGAGCAAGTTAATTGGCGAGGAACGCATAGTGTGACTTCATATCGCGAACTATTTCGTGATTGTCAACGTCTGCAATCAATTGTGTCGTTATCATGGGCGAATGTTGGCGACTGCTATAGGTTATTTTATGGTGCGAAGATGTTGAGGATTCTTCCCGAAGTTAATTTAACGTCATGCACCGTGGCTCAAGAGATGTTCTATCAAACAGGGATTGAGTGGCTTGGAGATGTTGTTATAACAGGCTCAGTAACGTCATACACTTCATTATTTAATAGATGCTATCAACTCATTGGAATAGAAAGCATAACTATAAATTCGTCAGCTACGGTCGTCACAAACTTTTATGCCTCTTGTCAGGTATTAAGATACGCTCCGTTATTCTCAATGCCTAACGCGGACTCTTTATTAGGCTTTCACGATGCGAATTATCTGCTTGAATACATTCCACCTTACGACACGCCCAATATTACGTCTCTTAATGCCTTCGCACGACAAGCATACTCATTAAAAGAACCTTGCAAATTCGCGAGTCCAAGCACGACAGCCAACGTGGAGTCACTTTATAGATGTTATTACAACGGAGTTAGTCTGACAACAGCCATGAGGTCAGGTGAACATGACCTGAGTTCCGTGACAACGGCTCAGGAATGTTATTACGGTAATCGAAGGATGCGACTTAGCCACACCGTTGACCTTCCAAGTTGCACTGATTTTAATGGCTTTCAACGGAATTGCAATTTTGAAGAAGTTGAGGCGTTTGACACATCAGCGGGAACTAATTTCTCGTACTTCTTATCGGGATGGTCGGGAAAGGCTGTGCCTCTATTTGATACAAGCAGCGCGACAACATTGTTCGGAGCGTTTCAATATTGTAATCAATTGGAAGAAATCGCGGATTGGGACACAAGCAACGTCACGACATTTCAACAATGTTTCTACTCTGCCCAAAGTTTATATCAACTTCCAAATTGGGACTTCAGCAATGCGACACAATTCTATCGTTTCAATTGCTATGGAAAATTCGCACGTTTCAATTTTGGAGCGACAACAGCACCGACAAACTTGAAAGAGGTTCTTCGAGGGAATCCGCACATGGAGCAGATTGAGGACTTCGATTGGAGCAGCGTAACAGACACAACCAACGCATTTCGCGATATGTATAATTTAAGAAGAGTCATCGGTTGTGAATGTCCCGTGAACATTTCTTTTTTGAATTGCTATGCACTTCAAGCCGATGAAATTGATGAGATATTCAATGATTTGCCAACGGTGGTAGGAAAAACAATAACAGTCACGGGTTGTGCGGGAGCTTCGACCTGCACACCTTCAATCGCTCAAAACAAAGGTTGGGCGGTATCAAACTAAGAAAATGGAAGAATTTAGCATACCTACTCAAGAAGCATTCTACAAGCAGATATTGATGCCTGAAGAAGATTGGTTTGTCGCTCTGCATTGGGTGAAAGCGCCTACCTACGAGCTTATCATTGAAGACCATACCGAATATGACTACCCCGTAGATGGATGGAACTACTATGAAACTCCTCCGCAAGCCTATCTTGATTGGGTGGAAGCTAACACTCCTGTTGACCCTCCTGTTGACCCTCCTGAAATTGAATAGTAAAAATAATAAACCTAAATAGGTTATCAAGTAATAATAACTATATAATAGTTATTAAGTATTAATTATTGTAAGCAAATGCACTAACAATTTAATAATCAATAAGTCTTTTGCTAATTATCTCATATTTATAATAAAGTATTATAATATTAACAACTAAAAAAATAAAAAATAATGGCAGATAGTGTATTCGTTAGTCCAGGTGTTTATACATCAGAAAAGGATTTATCATTCGTAACCCGTCAAGTTGGCGTAACGACTTTGGGGCTTGTTGGTGAAACAACACAAGGACCAGCTTTCCAACCAGTTTTCATTTCAAATTATGGTGAGTTTCAAACGTTTTTCGGTGGACTTAACCCAACAAAATTCAAGGATTCTGGGTACCCACAGTATGAATTACCATACATAGCAAAATCATATCTTACGCAAACAAATCAATTATTCGTATCTAGAATACTAGGATTTTCTGGTTATGATGCTGGGCCAGCTTGGGGTATCAAGCTTGATGCTGCATTGGACACATCAACAACTGGAACCACTACTGGTGGTACTACATTTACTGGTAGTTCAGTTGACCCTTTGATTACATATTCAGTTAGTTCGGCTGGAACTGTTACATATATAGATGTAAATGACCCAGTAGTTCAAAACTTATTAGATAATGGTGAATTAACTAATTTAACGACATTTTTGTCAACAGCTGTAACAGGTACAACGTATAATTCACCAGTTACATTTATGACACCAACTAATAATTCGTTTAGTGGTGTATCATTTAACATAACACCAACAAATACCACACCAGCTAACCCAACAGGTACAACAGCATATACTGCATATACTTCTGGTGTAACTCAACATTATTCAGGTACTGGATACTCTAATATTGAAAATAAAATAGTGGCATTATTGCGCTCTAGAGGTGAGTATGATGGTCAAGAGGTTCTTAATTTTGAGGTTACTGGTTATACCAATACCGATGATACTCATGTTGTTTTTGGTTCAACACCTTCAACGGCTGCGTCAGACCCTAAAGGTGATTTCTCACTTACGGGTAACGCTTTAACTTTAGATAATTTTAGTTATGAATGTTCATTCGATAAAACAAAAAGAAATTATATTACTAAGGTTCTAGGTAGAAACGAAAAAGATGGTAAAACAGCTTTGTTTGTTGAGGAAATCTATCAAAATATGTTTGAAAAAGATGTTGCCGATGGTAAGGTTAGAGCTATTAATATAGTATCATTAATTGATTACACTAAATCACTGTCTCAAGCCAGTCCATTTGATGACTACCTACAGGAATATACCCCAGCGGTTACACCTTATGTGGTGTCAGAACTTCGAGGTACAAATCTACTTAGATTGTTCAGAATGTGGACAATTTCTGATGGTAATTCAGCAAATGAGTTGGTTAAGATATCGGTTACAAATATTAAACCAGATGACAGAGAGTTCGACATAGAGGTTAGAAGTTTCTATGATACTGATGCTAATAAAAATGTTGTTGAGAAGTTCTCTAGGTTGACAATGAACCCATCATCCAACAATTACATCGCTAAGAGGATTGGTACATTGGATGGTGAATATGCATCAAAATCTAGTTATATCCTTATTGAGCTTGATGATTCGACTGACACTAGTGAATCATTCCCAGCAGGGTTTGTTGGTTTCCCAATTAGAGATTATACCGAAAGTACTAACACAGATATAATAGAACCTAATATTCTTTATAAACAAACATATGGTCAGTTTGAAAATAAAAGGAAGTTCTCATTAGGACTTTCAAATACCGTTGGTATCGATGCTGACTTCTTTGATTATAAAGGTGTTCCAAAGAGTGGCGACATTAATATGTGGACAGGACTTACTAAAGGGTTCCACATGGATATAGCGGCTACTGGTGCAACAATTGACGGTGTTACTATCGTAATAGATAGTACTGGTGGAACTTACTCTCCAGTATTCCTATTCGACACAGGGTGTTGCCCATTCCAAACTGATTCTGACATCGATGGAACAGCTTACGAGAAGATTTACGCACGTAAATTTACATTAGCACCATATGGTGGATATGATGGATGGGATGTTTATAGAGACCGAAGAACAAACACAGACACTTACGGTATAAGTGGTGTTAGAGGTGGTAGAGGTTTAGATTCTGAGGTTTTTGAAAACCGAGTATTGTCTAATGGTGATTTAGGTATCAATTCTGATTACTACGCATACTTGGAAGGTATTTGGTCATTCAGTAATCCTGAAGCGGTTAACATTAACGTGTTCGCAACACCAGGTATTGATGGTACTGAAAACAGTGACCTTATTGAGGCTTCGATTGAAATGATTGAAGAGGATAGAGCTGACTCTTGGTATATTATGACAACACCAGACGTTGACGCTTCGGGTGTAGTACTTACTGCTGAGGAGGTTGCTGATACTTTGGATGATTACTATGATAGTAGTTATACATCTACTTACTTCCCATGGGTACAAGTAAATGATACCGAAAATAACGTTTATATTTGGTTACCACCTACTAGAGATGTTGTTAGAAACACAGCATTAACAGATAATATCGCTTTCCCATGGTTTGCGGTAGCGGGTATCCAAAGAGGTAACGTTGACGCTATAAAGGCTAGAAAGAAGCTTACGTTGGACGAGAGGGATACGTTGTATGAGGCAAGAGTTAACCCAGTAACAACTTTCGCATCTGAAGGTATTAAAATATGGGGTAATAAGACACTACAAGTAAAAGAAACCGCACTTGACAGAGTTAATGTTAGAAGATTACTTCTTCAAGCTAGAAAACTTATTTCTGCGGTTTCTATCAGGTTGCTATTTGAGCAAAATGATGATGTTGTTAGAAATCAGTTCTTAACGCTTGTTAACCCAATATTGGATAACATTAGAAGTGAAAGAGGTCTTACAGATTTCCGTGTAGTTCTTGTTGATACTCCAGAGTCAATCGACAGAAACGAATTAAATGGTAAGATATTCTTGAAACCTACACGTTCTCTTGAATATATTAAGATTGAATTTAACATCCTTAATACAGGAGCGTCTTTCGAAAACGTATAAGAGTAGTATAGAAATACCAATATTAAAAAGCCTAGATTAATCTAGGCTTTTTTTTGTGTATAATAACACCTAACCCTTATTTATTAAAATTTCTTTAGTGTTTATCATTTTTCTTCTTTTCTAACTATTTATATACAACGATAATAATTAATATTTAAAAAACTAAAAAAAATGGCTGACTTATTAATGAAAATGCCTACACCGTATGAACCTAAAAGGAAAAATAGGTGGCTCTTGCGATTTCCTTCAGATTTAGGTATCCAAGAGTGGTGGCTGTCTTCAGCATCAAGACCTACAATTACACAATCAGACGTTGAGGTTCCGTTTTTGAACACATCAACTTACGTGTTGGGTCGTTTCACATGGGAAACCATTGACGTTACATTTAGAGACGCTATTGGACCATCTACAACCCAAGCAATAATGGAATGGGTACGATTAGGTTCTGAATCTATTACGGGTCGACAAGGTTACGCTGCTGGGTATAAAAGAGACATCTATTTGGAGATGCTTGACCCAACAGGTGTTGTTGTTGAGAAGTGGGAGATGCAAGGTACAATGTTAACAACTGTTAACTTTGGTGACTTAGGTATGGATGACGATGGAATCGCTGAAGTTACTGGGACACTTCGTTTCGATAGAGCGATACTTCTGTTCTAGCAGAATAGCTCTATTAAATTTAATACTTGCTTTACTTTTTACGCATTTAACTTTAAAATGTGTAAAGGGTGAAGCATTTTTATTTAAAAAATGTTATACCCGATATTTAATATAAAGTGTTATGGATAGAAATTTTAAGTTACTAACTAAAAAACAAATCTATGAAAGGTTTGACGTTGAGTATATCAAAAAACTAATTGAGTATTCTGATAATAGGAACCCTATAGGTACAAAAACAGCAATACATAAAGCTTTGTTTGAGGAGTTTGGTGCTGATGATAAACCTAATAAGTTGAACGAATTAAAAGACCTTGAACAGATAGAAGATACAGAAAGTGTTCAAATACCAAAAGCTTTATTTGATGAAATGATGAAGTTTTTAAATAATAACAAAAAATAATATAGTTTTATAATGTCCGAAACAAAACCAAATGTTTTTCCACAAGGGGAGGAAAGTAAACCCTCTGGAGAACCCGAACAACCAATTACTGGTGTATATCAAATACCAGATGAACAGAAAGCTGCCGCTGAAGAATTAAAGAATAGAGCTGATGAAGAGGTTGCCGCTAGAAATGCCGCTATTGAAGCGAGTAAGGTTGCTGAGCAACCAAAACCAGTAGTTAAACCTCAAGTTAAAGAACCAACACAACACCCTTTGGCTGAACCTAAGTGGGATTCCGCATTTGATTTGGTACCATTACCATCAAAGGGTAAATTATATAAAGGTGTTAGGGAAAGTGTTAAAGTTTCTTACATGACAGGTTCTGATGAGAATATTCTAACATCACCAAATCTAGTTCAAAGTGGTAAGTTCTTGGAAATACTAATTAGTAGAAACTTATTGGAACCAAATTTAAAATATAAGGATTTACATGTTGGTGATAGAAACGCTTTGATGATTTGGTTAAGGGCCAGTGCATTTGGTAATATGTATGACGTTACAGTTTTTAATGATAAATATGAAGAGGTTGAAGGTGAGGTTGATTTATCCGAACTAAAATATAAACCATTGGGTGCTGAACCAGATGATAATGGTTTATTTGATTTTAAATGTCCAGTTAGTGGTGAGGAATTAAAATTCAAATTCCTAACTGCTGGTGATGAGGATGAGATTGAGGCTAAATTAGCTCAAGAAACAAAAGATGGTGTTGAGCTTAATAATCGCTCAACATACACACTACATAAACAAATTATGGGTGTTAATGGCGATTTTAACAGCGATACAGTTAAGAAGTCAATTGAAAATATGAGAATAGGTGATATAAAGGCATTTAGAACCTACGTTGATAACATAGAGTCGGGTATCGACTTAAAGGTACAAGTTAGGACAAGTGGGGGTGAGTCCGTTTCTACGTTTCTTCCCATTGAGTCCAGCTTTTTTTGGCCTGACCTCTGATTACAGAGCCTATTGGGAGGAGGAACTTTATATTTGTAGAAAACATATAGGGTGGTCCCGTCAGGATTTAATGGATATGTCTATAAACAGTAGGCGCTATCAAATTCACTTGCTTAAGGCTGAAAACCGAGCGAGGGAGGAGCACTATGAAGAACAGCGACAAAGTAGTAGTTCTGGTGGTGGTAATCGAACTAGGAGTATAAGTGGTGACGAACTTAAGAGTAAATTAAAGAGTGGTGAAATAAATGGTTAATTAAGTATATTTATAATAAATGAATTATTACAATGATACTCACTGAAAACCAATTAAAGAATATACTTGAATCTTTAAATTTAAAGTCACCATTTAAAAACCTATCTGTTGGTACAATCATTGTCGCCAAAACACAACATAAAAAAACAGGTGAGGAGTATGAATTAAAGTTTAAAGTTGTTGAAGACTTAGGTGATTCAATAAGGCTTGAGAATATAAACCAAAATTCCACATTCACTGGATTTAACTGGATAGTTAAGAAGGACGAGGATGTTAGTGATTCTGACATAAAAGCAACCATTGCTAGTAAGAATACCCCAGATAATAAAAAATCTTATACATTAAAGAGGATATCCGATATGGATGTTGAAAGTGCGTCTGATGTTGATGGCGAAGATGATGCACCTGTTGGTGATGAAGATGACTTAGAGCAGTGTATTATAGATAAGGAGTCTAAGGGTCATGTCGAGAAATACCCAGCGTGTTATAAAGATAAGATAATCCAAGAGGAATTAGACGAATTACGGGATACAATAAAAGAGGGGAAAGGTTTCTTTTTTGAGATATCTGAATCAAAAAAATTAGTTTTTAATGTTTTAGAAAAGACAGATAAATTAGCTAAAATGGAGTTAACTGAGGTTGGTGATTCTAAGTATAATGATTTAAAGGGTGGTAAATTCAGTATATTATTTAAAAGTGGTACTATTGAACCTTCAGATACTGAAGAGTTTTATAGAAATTTTAACATAATATCAGCGGTTGGTGGTAAGGTTGAGACTATTGAGGATGTTAGTGATTATGGTGTGTCTGAACTGGATGAGGATGATACACCTAAGGGTGTTGATGGTATTTCTGATGGTTTAAAAAAACTAATAGATGAAAATGAGTACTTTAAATTAACATTAGGTGATTCAAGCACCATGACTTTTAGTGTTGTTGATAAAAAAGAGGTAAAGGTACTTGGTAAAGAGTCGACCTTAAAGTCTGCAACAATAAAATTAGTAGATACTGATAATGAAGAGTATTCTAAGCGTGTTGATATACAATTAGTAATAGACTTTTCAAAACCAGATGATATAATAAAATTAAATGGTGGTGCCTTTGATTTATTATTAAAAGGTAAACAAGCTAAAAAACCATTTTTATTAAAAAATATCAAAAAATACGAACCAGCATCATTTACTGGGGTTGAGGATAAGGTTGAGGAAGAATCAGAAGAAGATTTACTTAATCGAATTAACAGTGACCCTAGACTAAAGAAATTTTTTGTAGATAGACCTAAACTTTTAGGTTTTATTGAGGGTGCAGACTATACTGGGTTATCTAGGGTTTATGGTATATTACGGAAGAAGGGGTTTATTGAGGATGGTGATTCTAAGGGTAATATTAAAACCGATTTCAGTAATAATAAAAAGGTTAGTTTTATATTTGAAAAGGATATAAATTTAGGTACTAAACCAGGTTCTACTGAACCTCAATTAAAATTAGATGGTAGAGTTGAGAATGTAGCTAAAATACGTAAAATCAAAGGTAAGGTTTCATTTATATATAATCATAAAATAGATGATAAAAACGATATAGATGTTAAACTAGAATTAATAGATGAAGGTGAGAATAAGATATTTACCGCTAAAGTTTATACAGACGCACATATAGCAAAGAAAGTAAAAATAAAGGTTGATAAAGTTAACTTTATATAATTAGATTATGGCTGGTAATAAATTTGATAATATAGCTAAGAGTTTAGCAGAGCAAGAAGCTTTACAAAATAAGGTAAACAACAGTGCTGCTGAGTATATTAAAACTATTAAGGAGATTGGTCTTTTAGAGCAGAATCTAACCAAACTAAAGAAAAATCAAGCTGAGATGGATGCTGATGCTGTTAAAGCGGCTGAGGATAAAACGAAGGCTCAGGAGGAGTATAATGAAGCGGTAGAATCTGGTAATGATGAGCAGATTTCAGCAGCTAAGAAGAAGCTTGCCGCTGCTAAAAAAGAAGAAAAATCGGCAGCTAGTATAGCTAGTTATAATCAAAAACAAACAAAACAATTAAGTCAACAGCTTGCCCAACAGAAACAAATTGTTAAGCAAGCTAATTTAGCTAATATGGCCTATAAAAAGGCTGGTCAGATTTGGAATAATCTACCTGGTTTAGCACAAAAGTTCTATGGTACAATAAAGAACTTAGCCGCCGTTCAAATGTCTAAAGATATTAAGCAAGCGGAGTTAAGTATGGGTGTTCTTGGGGGGCAGGCAAAATTCTTTTCAGGAACAATATCAAAAGCTTCAGAATCAACAATTCAACTTGGTGTTGGTGTAAGTGATTTAGCTAAAGGTGCCGCTGGATATTCTGATGAACTTGGTAGGTCTGTTATGTTGTCTGAAGCTGGTTATAAGGCTATGGCTGAAATGGCAAAGGGGACTACTTTGGGTATGCAGGGTGCTGCTCAAATGGCTGGTGATATGGACCGATTTGGTTTAAGTGCTGAGATGTCTAGAGATGCAATACAAGAAACAGTTGATGTTGCACATAGTATGGGTGTTAACGCTGAAAAGGCGATAAAGGGTCTTGGTAAGAATCTTAAAATTGCCAATACATTTCACTTTAAGGGTGGTGTAAAGGGTATGGCTGAAATGGCAGTTTATGCTGAAAAGATGAAGGTTGATATTGGTTCTGTTGCTGGTATGGCTGGTAAGGTGTTTAGACCAGAGGGTGCTGTTGAAATGGCGGCACAACTACAAACAATGGGTGGTTCATTTGCGAGATTAGGTAATCCATTTGAGTTAATGTTTAAAGCTAGAAATGACTTTGGTGCGTTTACAAAGGAGGTTGCTGGTGCGGCTGCTGAACTTGCACAGTTTAATGAGGATAGTGGGGAGTTTGAAATAAGTGGGCTACAATTAGATAGAATGAGGGAGCTTGCAAAGATAACTGGTATAAATGAGGAGCAATTATCTGAAATGGCAAAAGCTGGTGCTAGATTTAATGAGATTGAATCAATGGTACCTAGTGCATTTAATGAGGAAGATAAACAATTAATATCATCTCTTGCATCAAAAAAGGATGGTGAATGGCAGGTTCAGATAAATGGTGATGACTTTCGTCTAGATGAGTTATCAACAACAATGCTTGACACTTATAAGAATGAAAAAGAATCTCTAGAAGAAAGGGCTAAACAAGCGCAGACTTTTGATGATGCTTTTAATAATTTAATTAACCAATTTCAATCAGTACTGTTACCGTTTGTTGAGGCATTAAATACTGCCTTAGTTGAACCTATAGCTGGATTACAAGAAGTTCTTAAAGACGCAAATGTATTAGCTAATATTAAATCATTAGCTGAAAAGGTTGGAAGTTTAATCGGTTCGATTGGTAAATTTATTATTGAGAATCCAGTAGCCTCTTTAGTTACAGCATTAGGTGGTAGTATATTTTTTAATGCTGCAAAATGGTATGCTCAAGGTGTTCAATTGGGTATGGGTTTTAATACTGTTGCAAGTGCTGGTGGTGGTGGTATGATGGATATGGTTGGTAAAAATAGTAAACTTGGGAAGATTAAGAGACTGCATAAAGTAGCTAAAGGTGCTAAAAGTGTAGCGGCTTTAAACTCTGCAAAGGGATTGGCCGCCAAATCTGCTGGAAAAATGGTTGGTAGGTTTGGTGCGCCATTAGCTGCACTTACCGAAGGTGTGTTTGAGTATAACAAACGGAAAGAAGAGGGTCAATCAACCGCTAAATCTGTTCGTGGTGCAGGTGTAAAGGGTGTGGGCGCTGGGGTTGGTGCTTTAGCTGGCGCTAAAGGTGGTGCAATGGCTGGTGCGGCAATAGGCGCACTATTTGGTGGGGTTGGTGCAGTACCAGGTGCTTTCATAGGTGGTTTGATAGGTAGTGTTGGTGGAGCTTTCGCTGGTGGTTATCTTGGGGATAAAGCTAACGAAGGTATCGATGCCATGGGTGTAGACGATGCAGTAATTAGGTTTAACCCAAAAGATAGAATTGTACAAATGAATGATGGTCTTGTTGCGTCAACAGATAAGGGTAAAATTAATGATTTAGTTGGTGGTGGTAGAACTAAAAAAGTTAAAGTTAAGTTTGATAAGCTTGAAATCGGTGGTAAGATAGAGTTAAATATGCCTGGTGGTAATGTAGCTAATATTAATTTAGCAAACGAGCCAGAATTTGTTAGAAAATTATCAACAATGATACAAGAACAGCTAAGAAGTAACCTTGCTGGCGGTAAATTATCACCAAATCCGATACCAAACTACGGATAATCAACTTTTTTTCGTGAAAGACTTGACTTTTGGTGAAATGTATTGTTAATTTGTACTATCTCAACGGGGGGATAAGGGGGGCCAACCTAAATATACTATATATAATATATAAATAATTATAATATACTATATATAATATATAAATTATTAATATATACTTTTTTATTTTGTTTGGTAATATATTCTAACCATAGGTAGTTTTAGTTTTCAATGATTAAACTATTTATAGGAAAGAATAAGGTTAAATGGATATTAGTAGTTTATCACCAAACATCAGAGAAAGTTTACTCGCAAGAAATATCATTTCAGATACCGTTGAAGAAAACGGTCTTTCAGGACTGTTATTTGACATAGGTAACTTAGCAGGTATCTCAAACGGAACGCCAAATGTTAGACCTTCGGATAACTTAGAAGACATTGGTGATTTATATAAAGACTTATTAATTATCAATAATAGGTATCAAGGGGAATTAAGTGATTACCAAAGAATATCCATTGTAACCACACCTAACCAATTTGAAGACGCTGACATATATAATACAAGTCCAGAGCCAGCAAATAGTCCAATAATTCAAAATAGTGAGCTAAGTAAGGAGTTCAACGCTCTTAAGAATAAATATCAAGGGTTACTACAGAATAATACAACCATATCGTTGGTTACATACCAACCCAGTGAAGAAACTTTCATTAATTATGATTATGGTTTAGCTGATTTAGGTTCAAGTGAGGATTCAAAAGAGTATCGTAAAGACATTACAACTAAGAATAAATATTTAGATTTTGAAGCCCAAATATTATCAGACATTATTACAACACCAATTGTTACGGATAAGAATTTACCAAACTATGCTGAAAGAATGTCTGGTATTGTGGGTGGTGGAGCCTCTAATAACGCCTCTAGCGTAATAGATAACCTTTTAGGTGGTGTAGTACCAAATTACTCAGTTAGCGGCACAGACCCTCTATTTGACGTTACAAGCCTTTTAGGTGGTGGTAGAAGTCCTGATACACCAGAAACACCATTAGGTGTCATTGGTGCTGATAGGTTGGGTTTTGCGATAAGACAGAATGCCGCTTTTAACTTAATTGAGGAGACAATAGGTAATGTTAACACTAATCCAATTAGTTTATTACAAGGTGACAGCTTTATAGTACCAAATTATAGTATTACAGTTGCCAAAGGTGGGGGTGGTGCTGTATTGGACTTTGCGGAAAGGATACTTGGGTTTCAAACACCAGTAAGCCTTTTATCTACAACATCTTCAATATTCTCTTCTGAAAATCCAGTTGCTAATATTGAGAGGGGTAACAGTATGATTGAGAATACTGGAAAGGGTCAAGTTGAGGCATTATTTTTCAATTTACGTCAGAATTTACTAAGTTCTAACGATATGAAAAGTGGTTACGCACCAGGTTTTGTTGACCCAAGAAATCCAAACGGTGGTATAAATGCTAATATATATGCATTTTTTATTGGTGGTTCAGTTATAGACATTGAAAACGGTCCAGATAATAACCCTATATCACAAAGTAGCTATAAACTTGATGGTATGGTTAAAGATTCTGGATTCCAAACCTTAGCTGATAAAAGTTATGCTGTTGATAATCGAGAGGGTGGTACTGAAACAATACCGTTTACTTGGGGTGCATTTTCAGACAATGGAAACTCAAGCGTACATGATGTGCTTGGCGCTGTACAAGCACCTTCAAAGTTTGATAAGAAGTCGATATTAGGTAAAACTCAACAACTGTTTAATACTGGTGATAAAATGAAAACAATGGTTAACAAAACTTTTATCCAACAAGATAAATCTGAGGTTAATTCAGCTGTTGTTAATAGTGAAGGTGTTAGTTATACATCTAGAGGTAGTAATAAAATTAAATTTAATGGTATTAACGCCGAAACCAACCCTGAAAACATGTTTTTTAGGAATTTCAATTCGTCAAGACGATATGATAGGGTAAATAGATTACAAAAACATAGTGGTATATTAGATAATGCTGGTACAAATGAAAGGAGAAATGTAGATAAATCAGTATTAGAAGATACTGGTTTCGTTAAGATAGGTCCAGATAATGGTGAGAAATACTCATACGTTATGGGGGATAAACCAGTTAAAAAATACATGTTTTCTATAGAAAACTTAGCATGGGATGGTTATTCACAAAATTTAATTCCAGAAGAGATTGGTAACGGTGACCCGATTAGTGGTAAAAGAGGTAGAATAATGTGGTTTCCACCTTATGAAATGGCTTTTACCGATAACACATCTGTTAACTGGGAAAAAACCGATTTTATTGGTAGAGGTGAACCAATCTATACATACAACAATACAACAAGAAATGGTACATTACAGTTTAAAATAATTATTGACCACCCATCATACCTTAATAGTTTAAAGGGTGAAAGTGATGAATTAATAAGTTCATTTTTTGCAGGGGGCTTTGAGGTTGACGATAGAGTAAGGTCTAGGTTATCAGCAAATGAAGTTCAAGCTGTTGAGATAGAGATGAATCAGAACATAAGGGACGAAAATAATACACCACAAACAGAACCTGAAAGTTTTGAATTTTATTTTCCATACGGTGATAGTGTTTTGAGTAGTATAACATTCAATGGTTATGAAAATGGTTTAACTGGTACTACCGATATTGATTATAACGAAAACCCACAAGGTCTTAATGCTGGATTAGGTGATTATGAAGATGATGATGGTACCATACGTATTGATAACACTAACTATGGTTTAAATAAAGGTAAAGCTGAGGAGTCATTTGCCACTACGTTATCAGATGCTATGTACCAATGCTCAGCTTGTAAAGTAATAATAACCTATTACGGTGCTGCTGGTGAATCTGATTTTACTAGAACAACTAGAGGTAGTACAGTTCAGAGATGGTTCAAAAATGATATTATAACATATGACGGTAACGATATCGGTTATGACAGTAAGGGTAATGAGGTCAGTTTTCAAAGATATGAAGTTAAAGACGGTGGTGCTATACCAGTACAATTAGTAGATACGTCAGGGTTCCCATTACCAACAGCAATGAGAAATATTAAAGAAGCCACAAAGGTTAGTGTTGAATTTAAATGGGATGCAAAAATAGCCGAATTAATGAACCCTAATAAGGTTGAACCAGAGTTAGAGGAAATAGAATTTAACTTAGAGAGGGGTATTAAAACTAGATGGTATCAAGAAGCTATGTATTTTAAGAAATTAGAGCAAGAAGATAAGTTTACTTATAATTCTATAAGTGAAAAGATTGGTCATTTTCACCCAGCATTCCATTCAATAACACCTGAAGGTTTCAATAGTCGACTTACATTCCTACAACAATGTACAAGACAAGGACCGACAAACTTTTTTACTGATGAGCAAGGTAATAATATTACAAACCTAAATAACGTCAGTAACGCTAAAAAGAATTGTAGACCTGACAATTTAGCTTTTGGTAAACCACCAGTGTGTATTTTAAGGGTCGGTGATTTCTATCACACTAAAATTGTTATTGACTCAATGAATTACAGTTTCGACCCATTGGTTTGGGATTTGAATCCAGAAGGTGTTGGTGTACAACCAATGATATGTACCGTAGATATTAATTTTGGGTTTATAGGTGGGTCAAGCCTTAGTGGACCAATTAATAGGTTACAAAATGCTGTTTCTTACAACTTCTTTGCTAACACAGAGGTGTATAGTCCACAATCAGATGTTATTGTCGGAGAATACCCTAATAAGGATTTATCCAGAGGGGAATATCCAACAACGTTAATAAAAGATAAAACCCAACCCGCAGATAGTGACGGTGTTGGTACTGATAACACCACTAATTCACCAGACACAGACCAAGTAAACCAAGCAGATACAGAAACTGGAGCTAATAACCCACCAGTAAGTGATTCAACAGAACAGGGTGATATTGAAAGATTAACTATTAGTCGTGCTTTTTGGGATGGTAATACTTTAAACTTTGCGATAACTAGAGTTGAGGATACCACGGATAATGATGCGTTATCAAAAGACTACCAGATTTCAGTAAGGGTTGACGATAGTGATATTGTAACTATCCCTAGTGCTGTGGCAAGTATGGATTATGCTAAACAAGGGTTAGATAGTGTTAATTTAGTTGAAAACTATGTATTAGAAATAACATCGGTTGAAGATTCTATTTTTCCTAATAACACCCTTTCTTCAATTTTAATTGTTAGTGAATTACCAGATAATATTATAACTTCTTTAAGAAAACTAACAGTTACTTTAGATGGTATTTCCACACCACTAACCTCAAATATAACAATCTAATAATTTTAAAATTAATGGCTTATTTTGATAGATACGAGAAGTTCAAAATTAATGGTACCGTTAAACCAATACCAGGTATAAAAATACCTATTGCTGGTACAGATAAACAAGTTTTATATAAAGCTGGTGAAACAAGGCTTGACAAATTGAGTCAAATGTATTATGATAATGGTTATCATGGGTTTTTAATAATGGCGGCAAACCCACAATACGGGGGTATGGAATTTGACATTAAAGATAGAGACGTTATTAGAGTTCCATTTCCATTTGACAGTGCTATTGAAAGGTACCTTGCTGCGTATAATACTTATATAAATCTTTATGGTTTAACTTAAACTGTGCATTAATGGCTACCAACTCTAGAATTTTATATGTTGACCCTAATAATATAAATGGTGATGCAATAACTAATATACCAATTAAAAATGAGGACCTATCTATATTTGTTGAATTAACCACTAGTAAAAAATCTAGAAGCGTTATTAAGGATGGTACGCAGTTTAATGACAATGGTATTGATAGTAAGGTAAGTTTTATATCTGGAAGTCAATCTGGGCCTAATAAATGTGATAAGTCACTAACAACTAGCTATACTGATATAAATACTACATTCCAAAAGGACGAGGACCTAGAAGGTTTTGGTATGACCGCAATAGATATATCGTTTGATACCGCTTATACTCCATTAGTTAAAATAAAATTTATTGACGTCAGGGGTGGTATGATGTCTAAAGGTAAGGACTCAAAATATGGCGTATTCTTTGAGTTACCATACCCTACCTTTTCGTTAGTTATTAAGGGTTATTACGGACCAGCCGTTAATTACTGTTTACATCTGGTAAAGTGGAACGCCAACTTCAACTCACAGACTGGTAACTTTGAAATTGACGCTGAATTTATTGGTTATACTTACGCTATGTTAACTGATTTATTAATTGGTTATATGAGAGCTATACCATTAACTAGTATTGGTAGTAAGGTATTCAAACAGGTTAAAGAAGAATACGACAAAGAAACGGGTGATATATCAAACGGTAATCAACTAGTTACGATTGGTGATATGTTGAATACCATTGCTACGTTAATAGCTCAATTACCAACAATCAAAAACAATAGTGATAGTTTTAATACAGTTAAAGATATTGATAAAGACATTAAAATACTAAAACAGATAAAGGGTATACATGGTGACTTTATTAGATTATTAAAAAAAGCTGGAAATGGTGATAATAAACTTCAAGGTGATGACACTTATAGTGTTATCTTATCACAAGACGGTGTTAAGGATTTAATTAACGCACGAAATACTGAGATTAAAGCGTTAATTTCCGAGTTAAACGATGATGGTTCAATAGAGGATTATTATGATAAAATAATAATAACTACTAAATTAGAATACGATAAGGTTAAAGAAAAAAATGAAGACAGTAAAAATTACCTATTTAGTGCGACAACAACGAATGTCGACAAATACGTTAAAGGTGAACCTAGATTAACCGATATATTAGACAAATTGAGTAATGCAAAAGACCAAGATAAGTATAAAAACGGGTTTTATGTTTATGATTATATAAGGTTTATTAATAAACTTAATGACCATTTAAGTATTATTGATGTTACTAGAAAAGAGAAACTGCAAGAATTTTCCGATAATATTAGGCAGTTGTCAAAGACAAAATATAATTTTGACCCAACGGTAAAAAATATTTTTAGAATATTAGTGGGGGGTGCTGAGACATATCTTAGGTCGATTAATACTGTATCTACCCAAGCTGAGAGTAGTTCAGACCGAACATCTGAATTATCTAAATTAATATCAAACAGGGCTTTGAATGTAAAATCCTTTTCTGATATATATGGGTTTCCAGAATATAATGAAGACGGTGAAGAAAAATGGTTAGGTACTGTTGTTGATGAGAATAAAGTTATTGAGGTAAAATTTGTTAACGAGTTACTTGACTCTTTAATCGAGAGTCAAAAGCAAGATGAAGAACAAACCCAGAGGCTCAATAAGGATTCGGCGTGGTATTGTGTCGGAACTGTTGACACACCTGTTGGTGATGACAGAAGACTGGTTCAGAATCCATATAGGAATTTAATTGGCCCAAGTGAACATCCACATTCAGTAATGAGACTTTTAATGTATCGAATGTATACTTATTTAGGTTTTGGTACAGATTTAATAACGGATGACACTGTAAAGTATATGGCTAAATTTGAAGCTAATAATATGTTTTATGGTGTGGTAAAAAAAGACAGTAGAGATTCAATATACACCAATTTTGACACAAAGGATAAAATACTTACACACTTCCAAGAAGGGTCAGGTGAAATACCTAATTGGACTGGAAAACCAAAAGATAGCGATTTTAAAAAGGTGCCATATGTTGTTAAACACGCTGGTGGTTTATGGAAATACGATTATATAAGTAAACCACCTACTGTAGCAAATAATGAAAATTATGGTGCTAGACAATATATACCGATAAATAATAATTATGATGGTAAAATATTTAGAACCAGTGGTATTAGTAGACTTAAGAGTGCTGATGAACTAAAATCTAGTGTTTTATTAGATAGTAAACTATTATATATTAGTAATTTTATAAATGGTAACACCCCATTATACACTGGGGGTACAAGTGATGCTTCTTTAGAAAAACTAGATGATGGGGCTAACTATCTTGAGATACTTAAATCAGAAGATTATACTTCTTATAGTTTTAACCTACCCAATGAAAACACTAAGACCGTTAAGGATAGCTATAGAGAGTCAATACCAGAGGATAAATCAATCGAGCAAAAAGTTATCGCTGGTAGAAATAAGAAATTAGATAAAATAGACCCACTAAAAACAAAATTTTATGTACCACTATTTGATACTGATGTTGCACCTGGTGGTGTTAATGAAGATGAGGATATAAGAGATGTTGATGGTACTAATGACATCTCCCAAGTATTCTATTCAAAGACCGAAAAGGGTACTCGTTTATCCCTACTTGATATTGAGAATGGTAAACTATCTAATTTTGGTCAAAATATGAGGTTATATTCACAATCACTTAAAGGTGATGATGTTATTATAACAAAGCCAGAATTTAATCTTTCAACAAAAGTAGCGTGGCCAGCGGTTGGTCATAATGAAACTATATACAAGAAAACATCAAATGCTGGTGATTTTGATATCAATACACTATCACTGTTTTCATCACCATTTTACTACGCACAAAATGCTACAGTATCTAACACAATTCTATGTCAAGGTTACCTATTTCTTAACACATTACCGTTAAGAGGTATTGTTGGTGACTATGATAATAAGAATCCTAATTTATTTGATACATTATTTGATGGTAATGACGACCACCGAAGTAGTACAACATTACAAGGGTTATTCACCAAAACGTCCGCATTTATAAAAACGCCATCATTATGGATAGCTTGGGTTGGGTCAATACTATGGAGATATGAATACTACGTTAATAAAAATGAAGACCCTATTGTTACAAAGGGGTTTTTATCTGGCTCAACGGTTAGTCCGCTGTTAGATGTGGATACATACCCGACACCGTTTGAACTATGGAACAATACAGAAGAGGGGTGGTTCACTTCTGAAAAGGGTAAACCACCAATGTATCTATCCAATACAGACGAAAAAACAGTCTATAAAAAAGTTGACAGGACACTATTAGGTTTACCTGAGAGTGTTAAAGGTCGGTTCATGTCATTTTTTATTGATTGGTGTGAGAAAAAATTTGAAGAGTTTAAATCAAAAGCCCAAATATTTAATGATGATATTGTACCAGAGACAAATGATGGTGTAGCAGTATTCGATACTTGGCAATCAAGCTGGAATGCGGTTAAATTACTCACACCAAAACGGAATAATGTGCCGAATCACCATCTACTATCCTCTAATTTTTCTGGTTTCACCACAAGTAATGGTCAATTAGTTGGTTACAACGGTACCACTGAAATAAATACAAGTATATCGATTAATCCGTCATGTGAGGGTAATATAATTAATTTATACCCAGTAATATTTAACGCACAACCACAATTGTGTTGGTATGTTTATAATCAAGAGGTTAACGTATCGTTACTCACAACCTATAAACGACTAATTAATGATGTATCGATAATCGCTAACAACACACCAAACATATGGAGAAGACGTGCTATAAAATATAAACGGGAACCATTTACTATATATGACCAAAAAATTGGTATATTCTTAGAGTCATTTACCGAGGAATATAAAAGACTATATGATGATTCGGCTGATAAGTCAAAAGACGATGGTGATGTTAAAAATGGTATATTCAATAGTAAAAACAACGAGTTTATTAAACTTAATATCTATCGACATTTAAGTACCATAAGAAATAAATGGTTGGGTGAGGTTGACTCTGATAGTAGCATGTTCTACCCATGTGGTTATGATGCGGAAAGTAACTTATTTAGTAGGTTTAAATTCTTAGATAAGGGATTTAATGATATTGGTGACGACTTTTTATTAAACGCAAGTGTAATTTCTGACCTAATAAAAAAAACACCAAACCAGAGTTTTTACGATTTGATTAGTAATATACTAGCAAACAATAATTTTAATTTTATAGCGCTACCAACATTTGTTGATTTTACAACTGAGGAGGGGTTAGGTAATATTTTTAAACCTAGGTCTTATGTTGACATGGTTACTAACGATAACAATACAACCATTGGACCATCATTTATATGTACATATGTTGGTCAAAACTCTTCACATTTAGATGTTTCGGGTTCTGATTTCCCAGATGATGGTGTATCTAGTTTAAACCCTAACTGTTCTACCTTTACAAAAAATAAACTATTCAGTAAACCAGATGGTAATAATATACCAGTATTTGAGGTAAACTATGGACAACAGAACCAGAGCTTTTTCAAAGATGTTAATTTAGACCAAAGAGAATTTGTTGAGACTCAAGAATCTTTAATTATAATTGATGAGTTGAGTCGAACTGGTAAAGATAACAAAGCACCGTTCCAATCTCAAAACCTATTCAATGTATACCAAACTAGAAGCTATAGTGCTGAGATTGAGGCTATGGGTATGCCTTTGATACAACCAATGATGTATTTTCAGCTGAATAATGTACCAATGTTTAGGGGTGCATATCTAATACTATCAACTTCGCATAATATAAAACCTAACCATATGACCACTAAATTTAAGGGTGTTAGGATTAAAGAAATTAATACACCATTAACTAAAGAGGTATTAGCACTTAAAGACTTAGCTTTAACTGAAACTGGTGACGCTGATTCATTGAGGTATGATGTCGACACTAATAGTGCAAATAGAAGTAATGTTGCTGGCAACTCAAATATGTATCTTGGTGACTACGAAAGTATATACTGGTATAATTACAAAGGGACTATAAAAAAATACGCCTTTGCTAATTCGGAGTTTGATAAACCATCAAACACTAAAAAGAACGGGGCCTATATGACCTATAACGAAATCTTTGATGAGGTGGGTAAGCTTACAGGTACCGACCCGATAATACTAAAAGTGTTCTCAGTTATCGAAAGTCGAGTGGGTCAAGATAAGGGTAAAGCACCTGGTATGAATGGTTTAGGATACGTTGGTGTATTTCAATTTGGTGTTCTAGCATCAAAAGACGTTTATAGTAAATTAAATGATTACATATTTAATAAGATGCCAGACCTATCGAGTTATGAGTTTTCTGCATCAGTCGATACAACAAATAAAACTGTTTTAATACCTAATGAACAGTCAACAAATGCTACGATAAACAACGTAACCAAGAACTCATTTTTTGATGATTATATAAATTCTATTGCCGCTATTTTATTAGCCCAAAGGAATATAGGTACTGTTTTAGGTACAGACCCAGAGACAATTAGGGATATATATTTTGCACACCAACAAGGGCGTGGTGGTGCTAAAACTATACTTAATAATGTACTAACTGATATTAATGACGGGTCGAAAACGTCAGGGAATATGCTAGGAAATAAACCATCAATTAAACCTGATGATATTATTTTAACTAATTATGGTTCATGGATTGCTGGTTGGAGTGGTGTTGTCGACAAAATCTATGAGGAAATTACTGGTACATATACACCGTCATTAATTGATTCACCACACCCTAATGCTGATAATTTAAGGAAAACAATCGCGTCCCTAGGTTATACTGAAAAAGGTGGTGAATTAAGCAGTGGTGGTGACATATCTGCTAACATGGAAAAGTACGCCTCAGCTATCCTTACTAAGATACACCAACTATACCCAGATTACGGTATTAAAGTTACTGCTGGTAACGATAAATTTCATCAGAAACCAGCCAGTGCTAGTAGACATAAAAATGGTGACGCTATTGATTTTGTCATTAAAGGTCCAAACAACGCTAGAATAAAAAAACCAAATGGGTGGAAAAATGCAAAAACTAATCCACCAGCTGTATATCCAACCTCAGACGCTGTGATTATTGATAATGTTATTAAAGTAATCCAAGGTTACGTTGTTACTAATTTAAGTAATTTATCCTATTTAGATGAATATAGAGAACCATCTAAACATGCTTCTGGCCCACATATTCATTTATCTTATCGAGCTGGTGGTGGGACTGAAGGTGCAAAATTTATTGCTCAGTCAGAGGCACAGCTTGATGCTGGGAACGTTATCCCTTATTATGTTTGATAATTCAAACTAATTTTGTATATTTGCAATATGACATTAGGTTACATAGTATCTGACGAAACAATTAAACCCGAAAAAAACTTCGAGGTTATAAAATATTCTGATTATGATGAATCAGTACATTCACCTGCACTATTTATTGGTTTTGATAAAATAAAAAAAATATTCGGGGATTCAATCAGTGTTCTAGACCGAAAGATTGGTAATGATAATTATTGGACATTCACTTTGGATGAACATAGGAGTTATCATGACTTAGATTCTTATGAGTTTATGAAACATTGTTACAATCTAATAATCAAGGATGTTGATTATTATTTTATCGACCCACTACTAATGTCAGAGGACAAACATCAGAAAATGTTCGATAGAATAAATGATAAAAGTAATAATATTATCACCTATCACAAGGATAATATGGTCTATATCTATGCTAATAAATTCATATTGGGTGTTAACACCGATTTTTATGATTTTATTGGTGATGATTATAAAAACATTTTAGATAAAATAAAAGCCATGTCAACCGTGTTTCTTAGTGGTGACGATATAATTATAGAATATGAGGATTTTATGTATATGTACGAAAACGATTACAAGTATATACCATATCTGTATTCTATAATTAATGATGGGTGAAAAACAAATAATCATAGCCACATTTGTTGAGCAAAACAAACTACAATGGTTTTATGGTTTTATGGAGGGTAGGTTTAATATTAAGGAAAAACACATATTCAGGTATGTTAATGTTGACAATCCAGACCAAGACATACTAACATTTAGGTATCTGGTTTCTGAAGATACAAAGGTCAATCTAAGTAGAGAATTCACAAATTCACTTACAATACACAAGAAAGGTGATTGTCTTTACACAATAAACGGACTTAATAGGCTTATTGAAGCGCTAAATCCAAACGCGATGGGTAATATAGATTACGCATCATTTAAAATAGATTGGTCAGAGTATCAGAATAAATTTATAACCGCATTTGAAAATGAGTTAATTATTAATGATATAAAAAGAAGTTTTTAGTCATTTTATGATATTTACTACTATAACATTAACATAAACTATACTGTTATGAGCAATAAAAAAGAAAAATTATTTGATGAGCTTGACGAGTTTTTAGCTCAGAATGAAAATAAAGATGGTACAACTATAGAGTGTACTGATGATGTGTGTGTAATCAAAAATGACAAAAGCCTTATTGAGGTCATGAATAAAAAAGTTGTGACACAGGACGGAAGACAATTACTTACTTGATATGGAAAAAGAAAATATAAATAAGCTTATTAACGAAGAGTCAAAACGACTTATGCAAATATCAGAATATGCGTTTTACACAGTAAACGAAGCTGAAGAAGATGAGCTTGAAGCGGAACTTGATGACCTAGAAGCAGAATTACCACAAGCAGATGACTCTGAACCAGAAGCTCAAGAAGAACCAATGGATGATATTGATGACGAAGGTGGTTTTGGTGATGAACCAATGGACGAACCAGCTGAAGAAATGGGTGATGGTGAAGTTGAGTTAGACGTTACTGATTTGGTAAACACCTCAAACGAACTTAAAGCTTCCTCAGAAGAAAATAGTAATAAGATGTCTGAATTAATTGACAAGTTTAACGATTTAACTAGTCAGGTTAGTTCAATGGGTCAGATGGTTAAGAAAATAGATTCATTGGATAATGAATTATCCAAAGTTAGTGCTGAAATTGAAAAACGTAACCCAACACCTACCGAAAAGATTGAGATGCGTTCATTAGACTCTTTCCCATATAACATTAAACTAAGTGACTTTTGGTCAGACAACTCTGATAAATTCACAACTGTTGATAGTGCAGAAAGTAATATGGGTGGCGAAGAAGAAGAGGAAGAAGAGGCAAAAGAATACGTATTAACAAAAGCAGACGCTTCTGATTTTTCAAACTCCGATATAAAGGATAGTTTCGGTGATTTTGAAGAGGAAGACATCGAATAAACATTTTTTTTACATAATAGTTGACACCAGTGTAAATTTGTTGTATATTTGCATTGTGTGTTATACGAATACATATATAACATAACAATAACAATAATTATTTAACATTAAATTTTTTAAAAACATGAGTAATCCATTAGATGCAATTTTAAACCAGTATAAAGAATCTGGTAGCAATGTGAACTTCCAAGCTAAGACTTACGACTTAGCTAATTATTTTAGCACTTATCTTCCAGAAGGTGTTACAGAAGGAAACAAAGTCGTAAGAATTCTACCAGCAGCCGAAGGTCAAGCGACCCCATTTGTTGAACTGTTTGCCCACAAGTATAAACTTGATGGTCAATGGAAAACCTTTCCTTGCTTGGATAAAGAAGAAGGTAAAGAATGTCCTTTCTGTGAAACAAGAAACGCTTTAAGAGCTGAAGGTACAGAAGAAAGTAAAGAACTAGCTAAGAAGTTCAATGTCCGCAAATTTTACATTGTAAAAGTGATTGATAGAGACAAAGAGCATGAGGGTGTTAAGTTCTGGAGATTTGCTGATAACTGGCAAAAAACTGGCACTTTTGATAAAATTGTTGGTATCTACAAGGCCGTTAAGCATGATATTGCTGATGCGACAACTGGACGAGACCTACAAATTAATATCGCTAGAAACTCAAACGGGTTACCAGTGGTCCAATCAATTATCCAGTTAGATAAGACTGAACTTTCAGAAGATGCAGACCTATCTAAAAAGTGGTTAGCTGATGCAAGAACATGGCGAGATGGTATTTATGCCACTAAATCTTATGATTATTTAGAGATTGTAGTTCGTGGTGGTGTACCAGCTTGGGACAAGTCAAAAGAGTGTTGGGTTGATAGAGATGCGTTAGTTGAGGATGACAATTCAAAAACATCCACTGATGATTTAGAGAGTGAACTAACTATGGGTTCGTCAAATAATAAATTGGCAACTGAAGAGGCTACCACTCTAGAACCTGCTACGGTTTCAGAACCTGCTACGGTTTCAGAACCTGCTACCTCTAGCGCAAATGATAACGATGACGATTTACCGTTCTAATCATTAATTAAAGTTTTAAAAATAAGTGGTGTAAAAGCCACTTATTTTTTTTCCCTATTTAAAATAATAATATAAAAAAATAAATAAAATGGCGAAAAAAGCACCTAAAAAAAACACAGAGAATAACACGGCTAATAAGAAATTCAACCTAGACTCGTTTAAGAAAGGTAATGGTTATGATGTTACTGTTAAGGAGAAAGAACTAACATGGATTCCAATGTCTGAGGCTTATTATGATGCGTTAAAAATGCCAGGACTTGCTAGGGGTTATCTAACATCGTTTAGAGGTTATAGTAATACTGGTAAATCAACAGCGGTATATGAAGCGGTTGCTGGCGCTCAGAAAATAGGTGACCTACCTGTAATTATTGAAACTGAAGGCAACTGGAGTTGGGAACACGCTAGAAATATTGGTGTTCAATTTAACGAAGTTGTTGACGAAACAACTGGTGAAGTATATGATTACGAAGGTGATTTTATTTTCATCAGTAGTGAGGATTTATTAAAAAGATACCAATACTTCGACCATTCTTCAAGTAAAGAGGGTACTAAACCATTAAGATTTGAACCAGTAATCGAAGATGTTGCTAAATTGATGCATGACTTACTTGATACCCAAGAGTCTGGTGACTTACCAAGAAACCTTTGTTTCCTATGGGATTCAGTTGGTTCAATTAATGGTTATCGTTCAGCGACATCAAAGAACAGCAATAACCAATGGAATGCTGGTGCGATGGAAAGTGCTTTTAAATCCCTAATTAATTATAGAATACCTTCATCTAAGAAGGAAGGTAAACCATATACTAACACGTTTGCTGTTGTTCAGAAGATATGGTTGGATAATGAAAATAAGGTTGTTAAACACAAGGGTGGTGAAGCATTTTTCTATTCACCTAGAGTTATTGTTCATTTCGGTGGTATACTATCACACTCAACAACTAAACTAAAAGCCACATCTGGTGGTGAAACGTACCAATTCGGTATTGAAACTAAAGTTAGGTGTGAGAAAAATCAAGTAAACGGTATTGAGGAGCAAGGTAAACTATCTTCAACACCACATGGTTATTGGAACCCAGATAAAATTAACGACTATAAAAAAGAACATCGTGACTTTATCTTAAATCGACTTAATGTCCCTTACTGTGATGACGCTTCCGACTTTGATATTATCAAAGAGGAGCAAGAGTTTTCTGGTGAGGATTTAATCGGGTCGATGACCAAGAAGTAATTTTTTGTTTAACCTTTTAACTAATATGAATGCCCAAGTTACCTCCAAAAAAAGGTAAACGTATTGATAGAATAAATACCCTTTTGATTGATGGTAATGCACTATTCAAAAGGGGTTATCATGGAAGTCATGACGCTTATAATAAAGAGGGTCAACATATCGGCGGCCTATATCAATTCATAACTGTTCTTAAGAAACTACTATCCGAAGACGTATACCATAGGGTATATGTCTTCTGGGATGGTGAGTTTAGTGGTAAACTAAGATACAATATATATAAGGATTATAAATCTGACCGTGGTAAAAACTATGAAACTGGTACCAAACCAGAAGACATGGATGAGAAACTACAACAGTATATGGTTAAAGAGTATTTGTACCACCTATCCATACGCCAAATCGAGGATGACGTTGTTGAAGCTGATGATTATATAGCTTTTTATTCTAACAATAAGGCTGATAATGAGGACGTTACGATTTGCACTAGCGATAGAGACATATGCCAACTTGTAAATGACAATATAAAAATATATCTTTGCGATAAGAAAATATATCTTACCAAGGAAAACTACAACGAATATTTCTCACACTACTATACTAATATCGCTTTGATTAAGACAATTACTGGTGATAATTCAGATAGTATTAAGGGTATAAAGGGTGTTAAAGAAGCCACACTTATCAAACACTTCCCTCAGATAACTGAGAGGTTAGTTGAGCTTAGTGAGGTATTAAGTGATGCTGAAAAGATTCAAGAGGATAGACTTTTAAATAAAAAGAAACCACTTAAGGCTTTGGATAACATAATAAATTCAGTTACCGAAGGAATCCAAGGTTCAAAGATATACGAGATTAACGATGAATTGGTCAACTTAAAAAATCCAAAGATGACCGAAAAATCTATAAGACATTTCTATGATGTTATTGAAACACCACTAAGTGATGATAGAAGCATTAAGAATGTGTATAAGATGGTTAAAAGGGACAGTTTAGATGACATTATTAGGTCATATTACATGTCAGACTACTTTCTACCATTTAAAAAATTAATAGATAGAGATTATAACAAAAATTAAAATTAAATAAAATGGCAACTCATAATTACGAAAGAAAACGACATCAGAACTTCGAATTTACCTTAACAATTAACGGTAATATTCTTTGCAAAAGATATTTCTCAGTTAGGGATATTAATTTTGATAATTTCAAGGATGTTAAACCAATGATGGATGAACTAACTGGTATGGATAATGACTATTTTGGTGGTATGGGACTTATCCCGACATATCTGAAAGATAAAAGTGTTGACTACTTATGGAGAATATATAATCCATACCTCAAGCAAACAGAAGATAACATTGATAGGCGTAATGTCTTTGAAAATGAAGACCTTATAGGTTTCAAAATTACGTTCTTTGATTTCAGGAGAAATGAAGAGCGATTAATCGGTGAAACACAATTTAGTGGTAACTTTTTTCCACCTAAAGTTCGCTATGAGATTAATATACGGGACATTATACCAAATATTATCAGAACAATCAGAGAGCACATTAGTGACTCATAAAAAAACCTGAAATTTAAGTTAATAATGGTATGTATTATTGGTATTTATAAAAGCAACAATTTAATGTTTTAGTATGAGTAAAAAAGAAAAAAACAATTTCGGTTATTTGGGTGTGGATTATCAGTATAATCTTATAAATCAAATGATAGTTGATACTAAGTTTGGTGAGAGTGTTATTGATGCAATAGACCACAATTATTTTGAAACTGTTGACCTTAAAAACATTGTAATTGAGATTAAAAATATAAAAGATAATTACGGTTCGATACCTGATTACCCAACATTAGAGATTAAGCTAAAGCAGATTAAAGACAGTATAGTAAGGGATTTTACTTTAGAACATTTAAGTACTATTAGAGGTCTAACGGTAAAGACACCAATACTAATACAAGAGGAGGCTATAAAGTTCTGTAAACAACAAGAATTAAGTAAGGCGGTTAAGAAGATACAAAAGATAATTGACACTGGTAAGTCAGAAGACTTTGATTCTGCTAGTGAATTCATAAAAACAGCACTCGATGTTGGTTATGCTAAAGATGATGACACAACTTTGTTTGAGGGCATAAACGAGGTCTTAGCTGATGATTATCGAAACCCGATATTAACTGGTATCGCTAAACTTGATGAGGTGATGAATGGTGGTCTATCAAAAACTGAATTAGGTGTCGTTGTTGCGCCTTTTGGTGTCGGTAAAACCACTATGGCAACAAAATTCGCTAATAGTGCGTTCAATAGTGGTTATAATGTTCTACAAATATTTTTTGAGGACCAACCAAAAGTTATTAAACGTAAGCATTATTCTTGTTGGACAAATATTGAATTGAATAATCTTGGTGCTTATAGGGAGGATGTTATTGAAAAGGTAAAAAGCATGGAGGATAATGCTAAAGGTGGCCTTAAACTAAAAAGGATGCCTAGTGATGGTACAACAATAAAGACAATTAGAAAGTATGTTGAAAAGAAGATTTCTGAGGGGTTTAGACCAGACATAATACTATTAGATTACATTGACTGCGTTCAACCATCCAAAAGGTTTGATGACGTATATGCTGGTGAAGGTAATGTTATGAGAGAGTTTGAAACGATGCTGTCTGACTTTAATATGGCTGGGTGGACATTTGTTCAAGGTAATAGAAGTTCAATTAAATCAGAGGTTGTTGAAGCTGACCAGATTGGTGGTTCGATTAAGAAGGGTCAAATTGGTCACTTTATTATGAGTATCGCTAAAAGTTTACCACAAAAAGATAGTGGACATGCCAACATTGCAATCCTTAAATCTAGATTCGGCAAGGACGGTTTAGTTTTCCAAGATTGTGTGTTTGACAATTCAAAAATTCAAATTGATATTGGTGAAGAACAAGGTGGGATAACGGACTTTCAAGCTAAAACTGGTATCAATGGCTCTAACCAACAAATGATAAATAGTGTCCTTAATAGGGTTAAGGAGAATAATGATAATAAATCAAGTGTAATCATATAATAATTTAAATGACGGAGCGTAAATCCCATTCATCGCTTTAGCGTGGGTGGGTAGTTCACTGGTAATTAATTAAATTATAAGTTTACAAAATTTAACCTTATAATATATTTACTAATATGGCACAAGGTAAATATATTAATATAAGGTACCCCTTTAAAGATAGTAATAAAGGTTTCTATCTTGACATGTCAAGCACTGACGCTGGGGCTATAAGGTCCGACCTTATGCATTTAATTCTAACTCAGAAGGGTCAAAGACTATACATGCCTGATTTCGGAACAGACCTACTTAAATACATCTTTGACCCAAACGACACTAAAATGTTATCCGACATCAAAGCTGATATTAATGAGACCGTTAAGAAGTATATACCTAATCTAAAAATTAATGACATTATTGTTGAAATAGATAATAATAATGAACATAAAACAACATTAAAAATTGATTATACCGTAACTGAAGGTGTTTTTGAACAAAATGATGTTATAATAATTAATCTGTGAACAACATATTTATATAGAAAGAATTTATAATGGCACAAAAAATACCATATTTTGCTAGAAACTTTGCTGATGTAAGAACTGAATTAGTTAATTACGTTAGGCAATATTATCCACAAATATTTAATGATTTTAACGATGCTTCAGTTGGGATGATGCTCTTGGAATTAAATGCAGCTGTTGGGGATATGCTATCGTTTAACACCGACAGGATGTTTCAAGAAACCCAAGTTAACTTTGCTCAGGAGAGGTCTAGTGTGTTAAGTATGGCTAGAACATTTGGTTTAAAGGTACCTGGTAAAAGAGCCAGTGCAACGATTGTTGATTTCAGTGTAGTTGTGCCAGTATTTGGTGATACGTTTGATTTATCATACACACCAGTAATAAGACAAGGGGCGCAAGTATCTGGGGCTGGTAAAGTGTTCGAGACTGAGTACGATATTGACTTTTCATCACCATTTAACATTAATGGTATACCAAACCGATTGGTTATACCAAATCTAGACGGTTCTGGTAATATTATTAATTATACGTTAACTAAAAGGGAAATGGTAATTAATGGTGTAACAAAGATATTTAAACGTGCGGTGGGTCAGAATGATGTTAGACCTTTCTTTGAGGTAACATTACCTGATAATGATGTAATATCAGTAAACTCAATAATAACCCTAGAAGGTACTAACTTTACAGAAACACCAAGCATCGACCAATTCTTGGACTTTAATAATAGATGGTACGAAATGGACGCCTTAGCTGAAGATAAGATTTTTAAAGAGGACCAATTAGCACCTAGCACCCAATCTGGCATTAAAACGGGTAAGTGGCTTCATGTTAATAGAAGATTTATACGTGAATATACGGATTTAGGGTTCACCAACATTATATTTGGTGGTGGGTCACAAGACATTGGTTCGTTATGTGATTTTGATGTTGATAAAACGTTAATTAATAGAATTGGTGATTTCATTAACAACATGAGTTTAGGTACAACCCTAACACCAAACACCACAATGTTCATAAGCTATCGTGTAGGTGGTGGGGGGTCTACTAACATAGGTCCGAACACTATTAACACAGTTAATAACGTTAATATAAATGTTAATGGTATTGACCCGACAGTAAATGCTTCAGTTAGAGGTTCACTATCTGTTAACAATCCAATACCAGCGATTGGTGGTAAAGAAGAGCCATCAGTTGAAGAAATACGTAACTTAGTTAGATATAATTTTTCAGCACAGAATCGTGCTGTAACAATTAAGGACTACCAGTCTAGGATACAATTAATGCCAGGTAAATTTGGTGCCCCATTTAGAACTGGGGTTATTGAAGACCAGAATAAAATAAGTGCGTATCTTTTAACACTTAATAGTGATGGTACACTATCTAATCAAACGTCTACAACGTTAAAAAATAACATATCAGACTATCTTGCTGAATATAGAATGATGAATGATTATGTTGAGGTTAAGAGTGGTAAGGTAATTAATTTAGCCTTTGATTGTGATGTTTTTATTGACAATCAATACCCACAGACACAAATCGTTAGTCAAGTAATACAACAAATACAAGACTATATGGATATTAATAATTTTGATATGGGTGAAACAATATACTTGAGTCAACTGATTGAAAATATTAATAATGTTGGTGGTGTTTTGAACGTAATAAACTTACAAGTATTTAATAAGGTTGGTGGTGATTACTCATTAAATGAAATATCACAGACGTTGGAAGATGAACAGACGTTAGAGATTAATATATCTCAGGATTACGCCTTAATTGGTGACCCAATTAGTATGTTTGAAATTAAATTTCCAGCTGTAGATATACGTTGTCGTGTTAGAATGGTTTAATAAATAAATTGTACAATTTTTAACATTGACATAAATAAATAAATTGTTATACTATATTAAAAATAAAAATGGGTTGTAATTGTAAAAATGTAAGAGACACCACTGTTCCAGAGGGTAAATTAATGAATCAAGGTAAGGGTATTAACACCAATAATATCTTTAAATGGTTAATTTTTATTGGTATGTCGATACTATCCCCACTATATCTACCCTTTTTTATTTATTTTCTTTACAAATTAATACTTAAAAGAGAGGACTTCGATATATCATTCATGTTAAAGTCTGCTGTTAAGCTCATTAAAACTTACATGATGGTTAAAAAACATACGGGAATTGTACCAGCAGATTTGGAGGTCTATGATGAAAAAAGTGGGTTAGCTGTTGTAAATGTCTAAAACAATACGAATACGAACAACACCCAATGGGGACGATAACTTCATCAAAATCAATATGGAACAGGATTTTGATTTTGTTGAAATCCTATCATTAAAAATCTCTCAGAAAGAACTTTATACCACATTTTGTTCTGGATATGGCGCCATTGTTGGTCGTGTATCTGTTAACGGTGGGTTTGGTGTGCCAAATGCTAAAGTAAGTGTTTTTATACCAGTATCTGAACTGGATAGAGAAAACGACAAAATATTTGGTCTATACCCATTTGAAACGATAACGGATAACGGTCCTAACGGGTTAAGGTATAACCTACTATCCAAAGACAATCAAACGAGTGATGATTGCTTTACACCTGTTGGTGATTTTCCAGATAAAAGAACATTTCTGGATGACGATGCGATGTTGGATATCTATTGTGAGTATTACAAATTTACAACAACAAGTAACGCGGCTGGGGATTATATGATATTTGGAGCGCCAGTAGGTGCCCAAATAATGCACGTTGAGGCTGACGTATCAGATATTGGTATTATAAGTCAGGAACCGTCTGATTTTATAAGAAAGGGTTCTTCTATTGAGAATTTTGAATCCACAACAAAATTTTTTGGTAGTGATGAGGATTTAGATTTTAATTTACAAATAATAAAACAATCACCGATAAGTGTTAATGTTCAACCGTATTGGGGTGACGAGGATAATTGTAATGTCGCAATAACCAGAAGAGACATTGATTTAAAGGCTGCTGTTGAACCACATGCAATATTTATGGGTTCTATATTTGGTGATAATGATGGTAACGCTGTGAGCATACAATGTAGACCAAGTAAAAATCTAGGAACATTAAATGACCAAACAGCTGGCTCTGGTACGATTCAAATGGTTAGAAAAACCATTGCTGGTAGTGTAGAAAGGTTTGATATAGGTGGTGGTCAATTAATTGATTCTGACGGTACTTGGGCGTATCAAGTACCAATGAACCTAGACTATAGGGTTACTGACGAGTATGGTGACCTAGTACCTACAGATGACCCAAAGAAGGGTATACCAACAAAAGCTAAAGTAAGGTTTAGAATTAAAATGGATGTTACTGGTGGTGAAGGTAACTTAAGGGAACGTGCATCCTATTTAGTTCCGAATAATCCATTATCGAATGGTAACGTTAAGGGGGGGTCGGCATATGAATTCGGACCAAACACGAGAGATAAAGACCTAACTGAATTTACATGGAATTCAATATATACTGTAAAGAATTTTATAAGAAGGGTTCAAAAAACTGAAAGTCCTGACGACCCAAAGGAAAGAAGTTTTCTAGGTGTTAAAGATGTCGATAGCGCTAGGGGTAAGTACACACCATTCCCATACAATCATTTAAATTTCGAATCGGACGCTTTATTTGCCTTTATCTGTGGGTTAACAATTGCATTATCTGCTATTATTATTTTAATAAACGCTACGATAATTATGCTTATAAATGGTATTATTAATACTATAAACGATTTGTTAGGTTGGGCAGGGGTTGATTTAGACTTCATACCGTGTATAAGTCTAGAGTGCCAAGAAAAATTATTTGCACCAGGTTGCTGTTCCCCATTTTCGGTTGAGTTTCCATGTAATTCGGGTGCGCAGAATTCTTTTGGTTGTGAGCAGGCTAATGCGAACAATGGTAATAATGTTGTTTGTGTCGGGGATGATGTAGATAATGAGTGGGACGAGACACTACCACCAGGTGATGCTGGGTACACAAATTGTGTTGCAATATCGTTAGCTGAAGATATGAATCTATTCCAGTTTGATTTTTATAATGACTGGGTTAATGGGGCGTTATACTCACCATTATTTAAAGCTAGGATAAAAGAAGGTGGTACTGGTGAACATAAATTTTGTGAATGGTCTTCTGGTGGTAGCCCAGCAAATATGAGTATTGATAATGATGGTGCTAATGGTCCAGATAATAGTAATTATAATGACTTATATATAATCGAATCTTGTTGGGGTGTGCCACACCCTTGTAGTAATCACGACCCATCCTGTGGTCCATTCGACCCATGGGCGGTACCTATTTTAAATAAGTCAGGTATAAAACGTGTTGGTTCTAACCCAGTAAGAAACGGTTTAATTGTTTATTATGATAATCAATATTATTACTCATCAGCACTTAGAGACCATGATGATTTGGTTCTAGCAACAGATATTGTTACCTTAGGGTCAAGTGTAAGATGCCATTGGCTGGGCCTACCGTCAATTCATGAATTATTTGTTGATACAACCTATAAGTTACCACCATATTTATTTGTCAAGGACCTTACTACCAATGACAGGTTAACGACTGGTATGGATGGGTTATCAGTAAAGGTTAAACACTCATTATTTTTTGAAATTAATTGTTTCTTTTTAAGAACGAACGGTAGGACCTGTGGTAATATTAGAAGACAATGTGAATTGGGTGTAGGGTTGGACGAAATTAGAAACGGTACACCACCACCTGTCGAATACCCAAGAATAAATCATGAAGATATTGACGTTAAATTTTCTAGAAGTGTTTTTGCTTGGATGAATAACCAAGCACTACAAACTTTATATCCTTCACCATTTGATGTTAATGTTGATTTTGATGCTGAACCTGAATGTGGAGTTCAAATGGGTGAACCTGATTATAATAGATTTAGGTATCATTGGGCCAGTCCTAGTGACACGGGTACTCTATGTGCTTTAAGGCCAAGCCCATATGACTCTTTTTATTTTTATTTTGGTTTAAATAGGAGTAAAACAGCCTTAGCGAAACTTAATTCAAAATACTTTGCACCATGCCCAGTTAAAGATAAACCAGATTTTCTAATATTGGGTGACGTCACTAGTAGTACTATTCTATGTAGTAATGATGTCGGTAATGGTGCTATTGATGTTACAATACAAGGTGGTACCGCACCCTTTACCTATACTTGGACTTCACCATACCCACCTAACCAAATAGTTTATGTTGGTAACGCGGATTATCAAATAGATTTCGATAATGGTGTTGGTGATTTAGAGGACCTTTGTGGTGGTGCATACACCTTAACAGTATTGGATGCAAATGGTTTATCTTCAACAATAACGTTTATTGTTGGTGAACCACAACCAGTTACATGTCTAACTAGTGCAATACCAACATCACAATTTGGGGCAGCTGATGGTATTATAAATGTAACAATTAATTATGGTTCCCCACCTTATATTATGGACATAACCCCAGACCCTAATAATCAGTATCCGATAACTGTATCCGAAGCTGGTACAACTCAAATTACAGATTTACCTATTGGAACCTACACTATTGATATCACTGACGCTAATGTTGAAACTACACAATGTGTTGCAGAGGTGACAGAACCACTAGGGTTAAGTGCGTTAATAAATCGGGATTATAATGTAGGTAATGACCCGATTGATAACCCTAACGACATTTATGACCCACTTAGTTACCCAAACTATAATATTAATAGTTCGAGCTGTGGTACCAACTGCGTGGAAACCAATGTGTTATGTAATGGTGATGATAACGGTGTGATTAGGGTAATGCCATTTGGTGGTACACCACCCTATACTGCAACAACAGTCAACGGTGCTGGTGATACATTCGGCAATATTCCTGGTGGAACCCCAACAGTGTTTACATTCGGAGCGTTAGGGGTAGACAGTTATATTGTAACCGTAGAGGATTATGTTGGTGGGGTTGTATCGTATACTGTTCTTGTTTCGAACCCACCAGTCTTTGAGGTAAATAATAATAATCTTGTTGGTATCCCAATACTTACATCAAGTAGTATAGAGTACACAGTAGCACCATACATCGTTGGTGAAGATATAATCTATTATCTATACGATAGTGGCGGTAATAATCTAATTGACTCAGAGACGGTTGCTAGTGCTACGCATACATTTAATGGTTTAGACCCTAGTACTGACTATCAAATAGCTGCAAAAAATAGTAATGGTTGCTATAGTGTTAAATTAGGGGTATCAACAACAGCTTAGTATTATAACTAACTTTATTTTTAGATAAAACTTCATATAATATATTTACCATTATAGGGTGAATTAAAAATGAACAACGATAGAATAAAGCATAGGTTACAGGGCACTGATTCACAGTTAAGTACAGATACCGACACGTTTATTAATTTGAATTTAGAGGGTAGTAGGAGAGTGCTACCTGAAAACGAGATTAATGAGGTTGTAAATACTGCTGAAGTTTTCAATAACGAAAGACAGTCCAGTAAAATATATCGGGTACTAGGTACAATAAAACCTATAATTAGTAATGTACTGTTTAACATGGAAGGTGACTTACCCAACCCGACAACTCAATTTTCAGATACAGCATCATATGGTTGGAGTGTTTTCAATAGTGATAGATTCAGATTAGACCCTATAGATAATTTTAATAATGATACTGGTCAGTATACTGGTCTAACATATGCTCAGTCCTATAAGAAATTTTTAAAAGAAAAGGATGGTTGGTTTGGGTTTTATAACCCAGATATTTTATATACTGGTAGTTGTGATTTCTACACTATGGAACCAAAAAAGGAAAGGTTCTCATTAAAACCTAGCGACACTAAAAAGTGGGAATTAACAATAACATACCCATTTTCTGCCGACACCACACATTTTCTAGTTACTGGTACAACTTTCGGTGGCCTTAAAATTATCGGTAGACAAGACGTAACTATAGGTGGTGTACCTAGCGTAGCATTTTCAACACCAGTTAGACATAACCTCAAACAAGGGGATTTAGTTTTCATTGAGGGTCTAAACCCAAACACTCTAGATGATTATTACCGTGTAACAAGAACAGGTCTTGACGATGGTAGTGATATGGAATATTATTTTTCCGTTGGTATTGATAACGCAGTTATTAGCGGTGTAGGTAGCGCTAGATTCAGAAGAGTTTTAGGTGGTAGAGAGAATGGTTTTCAGTCTAAATATTACTTACGGCTATTCAAAAAAATAACAACAGTCAATACTAATATCAATAACGGGACGATTGAGGATGATGATTATGAAATATATCAAGCAGCATTTTCTCAAACAGTATTCAACGATGAAGTTTGTCAGTTTGTTTTTAATGAGGATATAGATGTCGGTAATATAACCGATAATCTTGGTCGACCAATCAGTGAGATGTTTTTAACTACAATTAAAACAAGGGATTCTAACCCCATAAATGGTCAAAATTTTTTCACAGATATACAAGCTGGTTTAGATTGTGGTAATGTTGTTGGTATTTCTTCACCTGATTTTTATCCAGATATACCTGACGTAAGACAACTTAGGGATGGCCCGCCGAATGGTTTATCAAATTACAATGACTCACCACTCCCACTCACCGCGAATGTTCGTATATCTGATGATATTTTTTATGGTGATATTGTCGAATACAACGATTACGAATTAATCGAACATGTATTAGGTGGTGTTGGTCATAGATTTAACACTGAGGATAGAATAGGTACTGGGGGTATAGCCGAAGGTCCTAGACACGAAGGTTATTTTTATTATCCTCACCATAGGATTAAAATAAGGGACTTTTCAGCGTATGTTGAGCAAGGTAATGCTAACACGGTTGGTATACCTGATTATGCTTTTGATTTGGGTGACGGGAGATGGTTATGGCGTGATTTATTGGATATTGGTATAAACAATGGTCAAGAAGAAACGCTTAATTACCCATACTTAAATGGTGCCCACTATATGTACCAGAATTTTTGTTTTCCAGTAAGAAGACAAGACCCATACGGTCAATATGACCTGTATTATGGTTATGAAACCGACCCGATTGACGGGCAACTTAATTATGAGCCGTTTGATATAGTTGGTGTGGGTATAACTGATAACTTTGATGTAAACTCTGCTGAAGATGCTTGTTGATAGATACCAAGTAAAAATACCAAGGATAGACTCAAGTGCAACGACAATAAACGTTCCAATTGACCTAACACCACAAATGGTCGACCAATCTGAAATTGTTAATAGAGAGTTTGTTTCGGTCGAGGTTGATAATGCTATAAATCCAACTTTGGATTATGAAAAGGTAAGATTCTTACCAGCAAAGGTTAGCCCAAACGCAACAGCGACAACGGTTAGCAACCCTGTTATTATGCAACAAGTTATTTATAAAATAAGTCTTTTGGATAGTTTTGGTAATTATTTTTTACCAGACACATCATATGCTGATGCGGGTTTTAGTGATGACGATTTACGATACAGAAAAAATAAAGTAACCAAATCATTTTTACAACTATCTTTTTATGATTCAGATATAGTAACCGACCAAAGATTGGTTGCTTCAATGTCTATAAATCCGAATATAACCTTAGCCGACATACAACCCAATAGTACACTATATCCAGTAGCTGATAAATTACTAGAATTTAGGTTAAGGAACCCACTAACAGACGATGAGGCTTTTGGTGAGGGCTTTTTTGTTTATTATTTTAAAGATGAGGTCGATATAAATCTACCAGAATTTTTATATATGAGGGCAACCTTTAATAACGCCAAAACTGGTGTGGCAACTGGATTAATGGTTGATGCTAATGTACCAGCGATAGATGAGCTAGTTGGTCAACTACACACTAGATACGTTCTACACAGAACAGTAACAGGTTATTATTACGCTATAGATGATGCGTTTGGTGTGACACCACCTGCAACAACTAATAACGTGGTTTATAATACAATAACACAATCAGTTACTATAAATTTATATGAAGTAAACGTATCATAATATGAAAGTACTAAGACGTAAAATATTATTAGATGACCTAAAAAGGTTTGATGACGGGGTGGTTTACGATACGATAACAGCAACATCAATCTACATGAAGGTTGAAATGACCCAAACTATCGATGATTTGGGTATGGTTACTAATTTACCATTTATACCAAATGGTGCTGAATGTGCTCAATTTGACGGCTCAATTATTGTTACAAATGTAACATGTTATGACCCCAACTCACCAGCACCGTCAAGCGCATACATAAACGTAACGGTATATGGTGGGCAAGCACCGTATACTTATAATTTTTCCTCTGGTACCACCTCAATACTCAATGTGACAACAAACAACACAAACTATATGTTACAGAACTTAGCCGCTGGTTATTATTCGGTAGAGGTCGTTGATAATTTAGGTTGTGTTGTGTCGTTAGCAGGTATCTCAGAAAATCTATCTGATGTGGTAACACCAACAGGGTATGTTATTTTGGGTGTGGAATACGATGGAATACCACCTGGTACCCACATACCTTTTACGGATATAACAACAACTATAAGTGTTTGCGAAGGTACTGACGTAACTTTAGGTATTAATGATTACACCGATTACAGTGAGGTGTTATGGAGTACAAATGAAACTACAGAGACGATTCAGGTTACACAAAGTGGTAATTATTCAGTCCAAGCGTCCAATGGTGACTGCTTTGGGGGTACACCAGAAGTTAACATATTTCTTTATTCAGATAATGCCAGTCAGTTAGAAAGCCAATTAATTATTGAACCAGACACTGATGTATCTGGGCTACAAGGTGATGGAACACAACAAGACCCATATATACTACCGTGTAACCCAGAAACAACGACAACACCTAGATTCCGTGCAAGATTACAATCAGGTGTTAACCCAGCGAATTTTAATTGCCTTTATAGTAATTGGCATTCATCATGGCCAACAAATCCGCATTATTTTTATCAAGATAGTGAATTAGGACTCTTTAACGTCAATCAAAGTCAAGAATTAATAGCCGACCCAGATAATTTAGGGAATAGTTTATCACCAAACCAATGTCCACCAGATAACCCTTGTGGCATTTTTCTTAAAAGTAGAAGTTGTGGTTGTACAAATACAGTTTTAGTTCAAAGTAATATAATTTGGGTGGCATATGGCACTAGCCCTGGTTGTGTGGATGTAATATGAAGAAATAATACAGGTTGACAATAAATATTAAAAATAACATCATAATATGCCGATAATATCATATAATATACAGGACTTAATCAACGATTTACAGTCACTACCACCGAATGGTGTTACATTCCCATTTATGTTCGGAATAACACCAACAATGTTAAACCCAACATTTACCAACATCTCCAATTCACCTTACACCAGATTTTCAGGTTCAACAGTGAACCAATGGTTTTTTTCTGGTGGGTTTGTGAGTGGTTTTACAAATGATAAATTAAACGTTGTAAGGTCATACGATGCTGCTGATTTATATAACCCAGCGGTGATAAATAATAATGACAATTATAATAATTACTTAGGTACATTTATTAGCGGTGCAACAAAGGTTGTTGACGATACAAATCCGATAATATACGCTGTTGATGCTGAAAGTGAACCCCCATTCTTCCCACTAATCGGTACTGATGCTCAGACGACTGGTATAAGATATAAAACCTATTCTGACGAGTCTTACCGATTGGTTGACTTTGATGGTAATGTAACTCAAAAACCAAAAACCGAATTTAGATTTGTTGGTGAGGGTTGGAACGCAACCAACGTTGACCTAATGGCCTATATTCGTAGAGAATATTTAATGGGTATTGTTAGTCCGCCAGAGGTGCAAAGTGACGTTTTTATAGATAGAGGTGCAACAACAGTGTTAGAAGACCATTTAATATTGGGTGAGATAAGAGGTTTGGACGCTTTACAAGATTACAGAAATGGTTATTTTAAATTTGGGTAACCTAAAAGTGAGTTAGATTACTATTTACAGATATAATACTAAAATTAAAGAATTTTGAATGTCGACAGGAATTTATGGTATAAACAGACCCGCTGATGTAAGCCCATCAGATTGTGAAATATGGGTACACTATACACCAAGCAGAGACGCTGTTGGTAATACAACGGTTGCGCAATTAGACCCACAACAGGTTTTATTACAAATGGATAACCCTAATAAGGTTCAGTCCAACGTAACAACTGGCTTTGAGGTATTTGGTGGTATGTACACCTTAAAATTACCCGTTGGTCAATTTAACCAAAAAGGTATCTACACGGTGATGATTAAACCTGTTGAAATCAGAACTAGAATTGTTGACTGTGGTGTGCTATCCGCTTTCCCAGACATTAAGGGTATACTATTCGATTTGGCTGAGATACCACCACAACATGTTAATAAGTTTGAAAATAATAACCTTATTGGTTATAGGATAGAATACCTTAATACCAATACGAATGTTAGTGATGTTAAATTACGAAATTTCTTTAAGGTCGTTACATCTAATAACAGGTCTGAACCAGTTAATCAAAACCTAACAAATACAAGCCAAAAGGCTATAAGGTATAATTTTAATGATAACTCGACCTTAGTATTTTGTACTGTATCACCAAGCTCGTCCACAAACGTAAAACCTAATGTACTCCCCTTTATTGGTCAATCAAACCAAGAGGTGATAATTACAAATACATTCTTTAACCCAATTATGGTTGAGATTGAAATGGTTGAACACGATATCGAAACATTAGCATATGGATTATTTGGTAACCAAACCAAAAGTCTTGAGGATGGTATATACACGATATATAACTTTGAAAACCAAATATATAAACAATATAACTTATTTGAAATTAAAGACCAATTCACAGGAACACCACTATTTGAGGTTAGAGAAGAGAGAGATAATATTGACTTTACTAAGACATTTGATAATGTCTCTAACATTTAAAAATAATGGCTGAAAACCCTAGAGTTAGAGTAGCTGGCTATGCCCAACGGACATTTTATAATGACGGTATAGAATATCGTAATTTTGCTGACAACCTTGTCGGTAATCAGTTCGTTGAGGATGGTGGTACAGCACTGTTTACACTAGGTAATTTTGTGGTTTCAACAAACATGGAACCACCTAATAGTTTTAACTATAATTTAGGTAGCTACAGTCAATTCTTTACGCTTAATGACATTAATGTGTCAGACAGTGAATTATCGACACTATTAGAAAACAACACCACCGCTAAATTAAAACTTGACGACAGTAATCTATTAACACACACTTATTTTGGTTCGGCCACAGAATTTATACGGGTTTCTCTGGAAAAAATAATAACTGATTGGCCAGCGGCAATTTACATGAACCCGATTTCGACAACACCCAGTGGTGTTGAAACGGTCACATTTACTTTAACGGATTATGCCTTTGACCAGATAAGCCAAACCGCAACATTCAACATACCAGATTTAAGTATAAACAATAATTACAATATTAATTATTTGGTTAATGGTACGATTTTAAATACTTTTAATGAGTCGAACCCATTACGTGATTTAACTGCAAATTTTTTAAGTTATTCGTTATTATACAATGACGTTGAATATGACTTAGTTGGTTTTACAGGTTTAACAACACCAAACATTGGTAGTATTAATGTAACTGTAAATGGTAATCCATTTGCTACTACAGGGAATACACAGAATCAGTATGTTAGTTATCATATAAAACCTAATAAATTAAATTCGGATACATTTTTTAATGGGCTTAATGATTTTGAATCAAACCTTTTAAATACACTTATACTACCAAAATATACGTCAACTTTTAGGTTCCCAGTTGAAAGTGATGATGGTACTATATTATTTCAGACAACAACACTTACTTGGTCAACATCAGATGGTTACAATTTAGATTTTAACACACCAAACTATACACAATTTGTTAATAGTTTAATTGATATAGCGGATAATACTGATATAACTAAGTCAGACCTTATAACGAGATTCCTTACTAGTGATTCAATAAGTGATTTCGATACCATACCAATATTCTATGGTGATAGGGATGAGGAAGCCGACCAAAAGGTTACCAAATTATTGAGGATTTACGGTCGCGAATTTGATGATATTAAACGATATATTGATGGTATATCATTTGCCAATGTGGTTTCATATAATCAGATAAATAACACACCAGATATCGTATTAAAAAATCTTGCTAGAACACTAGGTTGGGACTTGGTGTCAAGTGTTTTGGAAAACGACCTACTATCGAACTATGTGTCAACATCAAGAACCAGTTATTCTGGTTTAAGTAGAGGGTACACACCAATTGAGTCTGAATATGAGATGTGGCGTAGGATAATACTCAACACACCGTATCTTTGGAAATCAAAGGGTGCTAGAAAGGCGATTGAGTTTTTAACTAAGTTTATTGGTGCCCCATCAGGGTTGATGCAATTTAACGAACATGTGTACGTTGCTGATGACGCTCTAGATGCTGATGTCGTCCAATCCGCAATAGGTTTAAATGGTCTAGATACTGATTTAACACTATATAATATTGACGGGAATGGTTTTCCTAGAGTATTACCAGATACACCAGATATGTATTTCCAGAAAGGTGGTGGTTGGTACAGAGAAACTGGTGGTAGTAATGCTGGTAAGTATGTTATGATTGGTAACAACCCACACGTTGGTCCTTATGATAGAGGTCAAGAATACATTAACCAGTTTAGAAGTCTTATACCTGATTTTCAACCAGTAACGGTAACGGACTCAGAGTTAGAAACTGGTATAACAACTTTATTTACTAATTATAGTCAAGGCACTGTAAATAATTATACTGGGGACACTTATGTTGACCTAACAAGTGAAGGGTTCGACATATCCGATTGTGTTGTGTTAGAAACTAACATCATATCAGACCCAAAACCAACAGATGAGATTACAGCCTGTGGTTGTGATATAGCAACAAATGATAATAGCCTACAGATTGATGTAAATTATTCAGCGGCAACATTTAATTGTGATGATTTCTATAATATTGATGGAACCCCAAGTGTTGGTGTTAATGGTAATTATTTATTTGATTATCAGCTACCAACAACGATTGACACTAATAACCCATATATACATCCAGATTGTTGTTCGACAGACCATAATGGGTACCCAATGGAGTATTATAGTGTTTCGGGTGTACCATATGGTGATTACTACACCTCCGACCCAATTATACAAGAGGAATTAGAGGTTTTCCTTAATTACGATGAAACCGTTTACACCGTAACAAATAGTGGTTATATTTGTTGCGAGATAACTAATGGTGACCCATCAGATGCTTGTATAACTTACGCGACATGTAACTGGCGTTTAGCTGGGGGGTTCCCAACACCAACATTTAATGACGCAACAATACTCATAGATGGTGAGTATTACCTAAAGTTTATCACACCAAACGGTGATTATAGGGTAGTAACACCAACAGGTGTTAATTGCGTAACCTCGACAGTATCAACTCCAGGGGTTTTTGACCCCTTTACTGGTGAGGTAGGTTTTGGTTGTAAAATACCCGCTAATGCTTGGAGTCTCCCTGAGGTTCGTAATAATATAATAAATAGCTATAGAGATAGATTCCTTGGGGTTGAACCATGCGACTATAACTGGGTGCTAAATCAGTTTGTGTTAGGGGGGTAACCTATTAATTTTTGAATAAATTACGATAAAGATAAAGATAAAGATGATATTTATATATTAACATGCCACTAGACCCAAACATATTATGTAATTTACAAGAGGCAGAGTTCAACACTGAAGACTTAGTTGTTCAAGCCAATAGTAATGGTACTATTAATGTATCACTGGATAGTTTTGGTGAAGTAATCGTTAATTCTGAGGTTTGTTGCTCGTATCTTAATAATTTCGAGAACTCTACCACAACAGGGTTTACATACACATGGGATACTGAACTAGGTCAATGTCGATGGTTGCAAAGGGTTGATTGCGATGAGCTACCGACATTTAATGTGACATTAAACCCACAAGGTAATGATGGCGCTTTATTTGAGGTTGATGAAGGGGAGAATTGTGTGTTAGACGTTAAGTTTGAATACTTATTTAAGTTTGATTGTGGAACAATAACTGATATAATTAACAACGCATTTAACACAATACTAACAGGTTATAATAACATTATTACCAGCGCTAACGAAGCGATAGCCATAGCCCAATCAGCGCTAACGGATAATGTTGGTCAATTTAATTATGTATTACCATATGTAGACCCAGATACTGGTGAAACAATTTACATGTGTTTAACACCAGCTGGTATTGGTTTATTAGAAAGTATAATTAATAATTTAGGGATTAATTCGGGTATTAGTTGGTCGGAATATATCAACGGGGAGTACTATGACCCAAGCAATCCAGTATACCAGTACTTAACCAACCTTGGTGATGCGGTTTATTCGGTAAATATACTAGACGAAGCACAAAATCTTTATTATAATATTTGTACAGACGGAGCTACTTTGATTAGTGAAACCTTTACCTGGATATCAATAAACAATAACCAACAAGAGGTAATAGAAACTAACCAAACGACAATAGCCGAAACGCAAGTATTAATTAATCAATTACTAGCTGATAATCCAAATGGTTGTATTACCGAAATTGAGACGTTAGAAAATTTAGAGATTGGAATGTCAATTGACATTCAAGACCCTCAGTATGAACAACTAGTTAATTCGGTATATTCTGAAACATTCTTTACCATTGGTGAAGGTGATTTATTAACATACTTAAGTGAGAATGTTAACAGTGGATTATACATACCAAATTATAGTGGTATTGATTGTACTGATACTGATTGTAATGATTTTGCTAATATCATTGTTGACCAACTAATAGCACAAGGTCTTGAACAAGAAATATTCATAGGTACAACAAGGGGTGAAAACTACCAAGAACTTATAACGCTATTAGGTGAAAACTATTTCAATTCAAATTGGCTAACTTTTCAAACCACGATAAGTGACCCTGCTGTGATAAGCGGGATGACCAATCAAAATGTGAACCTTAGTGTTCAAGTACTTAATAGTTGCATCGACTTTTCAATATTAATTGATAGAATAGAAATTAATAAAATATGTTCTAGAAAGACAAACGATGATATTTTTGTTTCAGAAAACCCATCGTTTAATCTAAAGCGTGTTGTTGATAATAAAAAGTCTTGGACGGCAATAGATTCACCAACCAATAGAACATTTGAACTACCAATGCGGGAAACCGAATATAATAGTAATGACTATAGGTTGGTTATTAATACAAAGGAAACCGACCTTAACATTGCGATTGATAACGCTATTGAAACTGATGTGTGGTGCTATACAGATGATAACCCATGTATTCTGGACCCATGTCAACCTAGAGTGGATTGCGATGGTGTGATTGATGGTGCAACCAACTATACTGGTGGTACAACACTTTTCTCATCAGCGATAGAGTTATCCGTAGACATGAATTTTGGTAATGCTATTACTACGATAAATGATATTGTGGCTGGAAGTATACCAACTAGTGCCTTTACATCAGAATTTAGTGGGTGTTCATTTGTACATAAAATAGATGAGGATTATAATATAGCTAGTAGATTTACTGGTTGGTGGATTTTAGGTGATTTTGATGGTTCTGTTTCTTGGTACCGCCAACAAACGGTAATCAGTGGCGCACCCAACACGCAAATATTAATCGATTATTACGGGACATTAACTGGTGTAACAACTGGACCAGCAAACTGTAACAGTCTTAATGTTGCCATGACTAATCTTAATGCGACACTAGGTACAAGTTACCAAGTACCGTTTTGGGATGGTTTTGGTTGTAAATTCACACAACCAGCTACTGGTGGAACAACAACGGAAGAATGTTGTTGTGACGAAACACCGCTGAGTGGTACGTCAATAACTGGACAAACAATAGGTCTACCACCAGAAGAATCATTTAGTTGTTCATGGCAAGTTGGTGATGTTGGTGAAGCTGGTGGTACAATATTCTGGGTTGACCCTAATAATTCGTGTATAGCGTTGGAAGTTGCACCTGATGACTTAATAAGTCCTGCAGGTGGAACTTATTTCGATTGGGGTGAACGATTCCCAATATTTCCAGCACCAACCAACACATTTATAGGTTCTGGTCAAGAAAATACCCAGTACATTGCTAATTATGGTCAACAATGGACAGCAGCTTATTTTACTGATATTGCGACAATTGGTGGTTTTAGTGATTGGTGGTTACCTAGTGCTGATGAATTATTAGAAATTAACAATGCACTACCAAGCGAATTAAATGTATCACCATCATGTCCTGAAGCTTATGCTTATTGGAGTTCAAGTTATGTGTCACCAAATGAGGTGTATATTTTGAATACATGTACTGGTGAATTGCAACTTGCTAACGTTGAAAATGAACCGATAGAAAATATCATATCAGAGGAAATTAGGGTACGACCAGTTAGATTGATTGATACAAGCCCATGTAATGATGTGTATGATGCGATAACTGGTTCAACTTCAGTCACCAATGGTTTTGAAATCGAGGATGCTGAATGTTCATGGATTTATAAATTTGACACTGATTCGTCACCAACAACCTTTAATGGTTTTTGGTTAGCTGGTATGCCAGATGGTACGTTAGGGACCTTTCAACAGATAACCGTATCTGGTGTGTCATCAACGACAATAAACTACACGGATATTGTAACGGAAGATTGTTGTATTGCATACAACGAAGGTTTAAGACACGTTGAGAACGAATTGTATCTTGGTAGACATTTAGCAAACTTAAGATGGGACCAAGACTGTGAAAAATGTTTAATTAATCAATGTGAAAAGGAACCATGTACTGATTATAATTCACTACTAACTTCAAGTATAACTGGGCTTACAACAGTAACACAGTTCAACGACATATTAAGTAGTGAATTGATAAATGTTAGGTGTAGGAAAATATCGTCAGGATACCCAACACTAAATGCTTTATACCATAGATATTTAAACTCCACAGGTTATTGTAACACTTTAAGTGCGCAATTTACTTATCAGACAATGATTGAGTTCTCTGAACTCATTGGTGATTATTGGGTTGATTTAATTGAACAGGTAGTACCTAGTACGACCATATGGACAGCAAATTATATTTATGGTAATACATTGTATGACCAAGAGAAGTTCAAGTATAGAACTGGTTCTGTATTTGCGTGTCACCCTAATAAATATTATAGTGGTATACTACCAATGAATTATACCTCTAAGAATCCTATTACAACACCAGTCGATGTTCAATTATACACATCATCTGATGATGGGATTTGTAAAGCTTATGAGGAGTGTTCTGATATTTATTACTATAATGGTGATTGCGGTTCCGAATTTGTCGGTACTGTATCAGTTATTAGTAATAACGGTAATAATAACAATAGTAATAATCTCAGTGCTGAATAATTTAAAAGATGCCTAAATTAGTTAGAAATATTGTTGGTGTAATATATGACCCAGAAACAGCTGAAATCAGATATGTTAGAAACGTTGAAGGTCAGTTCGGTGAGGGTGACTATTTTAACGTTCTTAGACTCTATGTATACCAACAGGATTATAGCAGGGTTGAAGCGCCATTGGTTAATATACCAAAAAACACAAGCTTTGGTTTGTTATCCAATAATAATCGTAAAATAATTGAATTAGAAGTTTCATACTAATGAGATACCAAGAACGTACATATATAGGCTCTCCGATTGAGTGTATCAGAAATAAATCAATGTATAATGTTTCTTGTAGCTCAGATATCGATGTATTCACACCACCGATATTTTCAGTTAGTGGTACTTCAACAGCTAGTTGCGTCTATAACTCAATTGAGTTTAGTGGTACACCATATACAACAATATTATCAGCCGCAACATCGGCTTGTACGATAACAGCAACATGCTTTAGCCACTCAGTTTGGCGATTAGACGTATCTGAAAATGGTCAGAGTGTTTCTAGTGGTGGTACTGGTTTTTGGACTGGTACAACATATACTGGTGATACACCAACGGACATTGCACTAGGCAACGCACTTAATAATTCATTTAGTTCTTTAAATTATGGTTACTATTATGATAATCTATTATATAATATTAGAAAACCATATGGGGCTAGTGGGTTAACCGTATCGTTATGTGTTGATTTATATTTTGTAGATGGTGCTTTTTGTACTGGTGGTACATGTTCGAATGTCTGCACAGAAATTGGTAGTACAACATACCCAGTTTTAACCAGTGGTTCTACTGGGGTATATGTTTTAGATAGGGATAGTGACGACACTGATTTTGATTTTGAATTTAATTTTACAGACGCTCAGTTCAGTGCGTTTACAGGCGATAGGAAGTTAAAATTCAGATACGAAGTGTTTAAATTCTCCACAGCATCTGGTAGCTTTAGAAAACCAATATTATTTAATGCTGGTTATTTTGATTCGACCGAAATTTTAGATGATAAACATGGTGGGTATAGTTTAAGTCAGAAAATTCCTCATAGTTCGTTGAGTTTAGATGGTGATTATCTTATCAAAGGGTATTTCCAAGGTGACACTTTAACTGACTATGGTAAACGGTTAGGTCAAAAAGTAGATACATCAAAAAATAAATCTGGAACCGATAACAAATACTACAACCCAGCAAGTTATAGAGATTGGTATTTTAGTGCTAATTATAAGGCTGAAACACCTAATATCAGCTTATCAGCACCAACCCAATCAAGACTAGGTGCATTAAGTGTTGGGACGATATATGTTGGTTGTGTAAGTGCGACAACTTATACAGGTTTTACAACCGCAACAACTGTAACAACTACTTGTAATACTGGTACGACATACGTATTAGGTACGGATATAAGTGGTGATGTGCTAGTCTCACTTAATGGTGAAGTTTTAAGTGTTGGTGTCGATTATAGTTTATCAGCCAGCACAAGTATTAATGGTGGGACTGTAAAAGTGGTTGAGCTATTTACTGGAACAACAACTGGCGATGTTATAACTTACGCCTTTGTTTTGAATGGTGATGCTAACAACTTCAAGTATGAAACGATAGATATAGATTACGCTATTGTTTCAGGTGCTACTGGCGGGCAAGGTGATAATAATGTTTATTATAATACAACAACTGGTAAGTATGAATTATACACCGAAATAAACCCAGCACCTAGTAATGACGTTTATGTCACCGTAAATGGTGCCACATTAGCCAATAACATTGATTACTATCGGTCAACTTCGGTAGTTAAACGAATAATACTAGAAGGTACGATATTATCTGGTGATGTTGTGCAGATATATTACAACTCATTAGCAAATATATCTGATGATATATATACCGCATCACACGCTATAAGTTGGGGTATTGATAACGCACCAGAAGAATCAAACGGGTTCTTTACTTTAGAAGTTGACAATTTTAAATCATTCACCGCTATAACACAAAGTGCAACAACAAATTATGTAGCTAGGCAACACGACTATACTAGTGATATAACTTTTAGTGGTGATGTTAATACCGTTAAGTACTATAGAGTTAAGAATACTAAGGAATATCGAACAATGTGTGGTGATAAAATTATCAGTGAAGCATACAGTGAAATAGTACCGATAACAATAAGATATAATTCAATTAATTCTTATTAATGAATTATTTACAAATGACTATTTATAAATATACTATAAAATAAAAGAGAATGAGCTATATAATTAACAACACGTCACCATTCGTTAGTATTAAACTGACTGAAACTGGTAGAGAGAAATTAGCTTCAGGTAGTCTGAACTTTTCTTATTGGGCTATCGGAGACTCTGAGATAAACTATCTTAGAGAAGCTGATTTTGATAATACTAACACCCCGTATGATAATGTTACTGGACCAGCAAGGATTTTAAGACCTAAGGACAGACAACCTAATTTTAAATATTTTATCACAACGGATAACCAGACCAACCTTAACCCTATGCAGGGTGCTAACATTGAGGTGGTTCAGGCGGTGGTTAATAATTCAGCTGACGCTAGAGGTTATTTTAATAACAGTGGTGGGACTTTTACAACACTAAGTAGCTCAACTTATATTGTAAGCTCAAACACGATAGACAACACAGCATTAACTGGTGGTACAACATTTAATGCTACGGGCCTAACATTTAGTGTTGGTGATTTGATTTTAATGAAAGTTGGTAACTGCACCTTAACTGGTCAGACTAGTTTTTCAAATACATTACCGATGCCAAATATTTGGTTTACAATAACCGAAACTGGTGCAACGGCAAATGATATTGTTGTTGATAGAAATTTACCGAATTTAAGTGGTGACTGCGGCTCGACCCAATTAATTGTTTATCCAAGCGGTCAAGTTTGGGATATATATGGTAGTAATACCGCACCATATTGGGATAGTGGAACGTTAAGTTTTGATAGTTGTTGCGGTGTCTCATGTAGTGATGTTCCTGTTTGGAATATGAATAACGTTTGGTGTGAAGACCCAGCTGGTTTTAGTGCTGGGACACAATTTAACGACTACGAACATTATTGGGATTTTGGTTCATATGATTATTTAGGTCAGAAATACCCATACTTGTGGTATGCTTGTGCAGAAGACCCAGCACTAAGCGACATTCTTTGCGAGGTACCAGGTCAATCAACAATTGATACCGTTAGTAAATCGATATCAATACTACACTACACTAATAATGTTGTGTCAAACGTTTATGGTGAATTCTTCTTTATTGACACGGCAAATAATAAAACATTAACTCTGGACATGCCAGATATAATGTACCACAGAAGAAACTATTCAACAGGTGCTGGTACGGTAATGGGTATGCAATTCATTGCTAGTGGTGCAACACAACTTGTACCAAATAGTCAGATAGAATATGTACCATTAATCGAAAGTCCAAGCTATGTATCGGACACACCAAAACAAATTGGTAGGGTATTCCCACAACTTAAAACGGTTATAATTGACGATGATGAAATTGTTATGTCTATGTCGTATAAAGCGAATAGAAACTGGACACTACCACCATTGGCTGCTAATTTAGTAGCGGCTGACGCCACTACAACTGGTGGTACATTACCGTCAAATAGAACAATGTATCTCACTTACATTTTAGATAACGAATTGAGTGGTGCGACAACAACTGGTATAACAACACCGATAAATTGTCAATATTATACTAAGATGACAAATACAACACCAACAGCTAAAGATGTTCAGTTCAGAATATCTGAAGTTGATTTGTTACCTTACATGCGAAAGGTTGAAGACCCTTTCTATGATGGTTTAGGTTTCTATGCTAGAAACTTTAAAGTGTTATGGCAGATTGTTGAAGACCCAGAGGATAGACCATTGACAGACCAATGGAATGTATACGACTTCACGTCAACATCACTTACAACAAATATTGATGAAACTATTGACCCAGTAGCTCTGGAAAATCAGAATCCAATAGTAAATGGGTTCTTAATTGACCAGAACGTTTTAACTGGTAGCACACAGTTTAGTGTAATCAACACACTAAATTTACCACTGGATTCCCAACCAAATAATTTACAGTTCGGGGATGAGAGGTTCTTCTATGGTAATATCAACACCTACATAGGGGCTTCAATATACAAAACAGTATTTAATTTTTCGGTAGATTCAAACCAATTCAATTTCACCAGTAACCCAACAAGAACAACAGACATTGGCCAACCAGACATAAGAGTTAGTGAGGTCGGTGTTTATGATTCTAATAATGAATTAGTTGTTGTTGGTAAACTGAGCAGACCAGTTCTATTATCGAACTCGGATGTAATAACGTTAGAACTTTCAATAGACTTTTAAATGGGCTTCAATAATTCAACAACAGTATTAACTGCTAAACTAACACCTTTGGGTAGACAAAGGTTAATGACAAGCACCAATAACCTGATTACCAAGTTCTCTTTGGGTGATTCAGACGCGAATTACAACGCAACACTGAATTTAACTACTGGTGAGATACCTGGTTATGGCGGTGACTTAACGTCCCCAAGTGGACTGACAAATAATGGTATAGCGGCGAATACTGGAATAAAAAGTAGTCTATATCTATTGGGGTCTAACCAATATAAAAACGTTGAGGCTAATTCCTCAACAATATCACTATCAAGCGAGGGTATAGGTTCAACAACTGTTACAGGTACAAGCCTTTCACACAACGTTATTTACTTATCGGCTGGTACAACAGATAGATTAGTAAATCTTTATAATTCATTTAATCTACCAATAAGTAACTCAGAAAAAACAAGATTTACTGGTACAACTTTCAATAGAGGTGGTTGGGCAAATACAGCGTTAAGTGGTATTAGTGCAGACCGAATATTAGTTGTTGGTGTTCCAAACACACAATACGGTGACCTATTGGATGGTAAATCAGTTAAGTTAACACTCTCTGGTGTAACAGGTACGATATATTCATTGTATAGCACATTTCAACGTAAAACGACATCGGCAAGGGCTGACGACAATGCACATGTAGAAACATCACAACAGACGTCATATTTCAATCCGAATTATGCGTTTATGTTCTCAGACGAGATTAAAAAACCAAATGGTAATGCGGCAAAATCATGGGCTACTGGATACGGAACAACAAAACCATTCTCAGCCAATAATAAGGAGAGATATAATTTAACGACTAATTCATCGCTTGGTTATACTGCTGATACAGCTGTTGGTATTTCATTCTTAGATAAAGGGTTTGTGGTTATAACTGACCCAACAATTGTTAATGATTTTGATTCATCAAACGCTAGTGCATCTACATGTACTTTTAACAGTATGGCAACGGTTGTTAACCAAGAAATCATATGTATTGCTGGAAAGGGTGAGTTCGGAAGTTCAAGTAACCGAACATTCACCAAAGGCGATGTACCTAGAGTTTCAGAGATTGGTTTATATGATTTATCAAATAATCTTATTGCCTACGGAAAAACAAATACTCATATAACAAAAACTGTTAATGAGTTAAAAGTGTTCTCTGTTAGAATATCCGTTTAATTGTTTACAATTAGCTACCTCCCACTATATTATTAAAAAATTATTTATATAATGGAAGAAAGTAATTACGTACTTGGATTAGACATTTCAACAAAGACTATTGGTGTGGCCTTATTCGAGGATTTAGGTGACAAGGGTGAGTTAAAACTATTACACCACGTTGCGCCTAAAATTAAACCACAACCAAAATTAAAACTACAAGAGCTTTGTGATAAAGCAAATGTTTTTGAGGATGAGTTCTTAAATAAGTATGCTGATATTGGTATTAGTCGTGTAATAATTGAAGAACCACTACTACGCTCAAACAATGTTTATACTGTAGCGACACTATTAAGATTCAATGGTATGATATGTCGGTCAGTTTACGAAACGTTAGGTGTTGTACCAGAATTTATATCATCATATGACTCTAGAGCTTATGGGTTCCCAGAATTATTACAAAAGAGAAAGGCTAAAAAGAATGGTGAACTATTAACTGAAAGGGCGATAACCAAAAATAAACCAGTACTGTTTGGTGGTTATGCATACGATATAGATAAGAAAAACGTTATATGGGAAAAGACCGCAGAACTAGAACCAAAGGTTGCTTGGTTGTATGACAAAAAGGGGATGCTAAAAAAGGAAAACTTCGATATGGCTGACGCCTTTGCGAGTGTGAGGGGGTACATGAATAAAATTGGTAAATGGAGTTTATCATAAACCCCATTCCCACTTATAATTTAGATACTTTTCTTTTTTATTTTCACAACATTTATATATACCTTTAGTGGCCCATCTTTG